CTCAAATTTGCTCCGCTCAAGTCCGCACCCTGCAGATTGGCACCACGCAAGTCCGCACCGCGAAGGTTTATCCTACGCAGGTCGAAGCCTTGTAGATCGACACCGCGAAGATCGGACTCACTCAGATCGGCGTCGCAAAAATTGTGGCTTTTCAATATTTTATTCAAAGTTATCTTATCCATGATTCTTCTCTCCCTTTCTATTATTTATTATGTCTTCGATATGGTGATCTGTTTTTCCTTCTCTTATAATGCTTTATGACGTCCATCGACACCTACGACGATCTACAGCACCTGTAGCAAATCGGAGAAAGAGCCGGAATGTGAACGATGTGTTGCAGTCATCCGCGCTCACTGTGCAGCCGGAAAATGCTTAGTTTGGTACGGCATAGGCATGGCTTCGGCATAGGCGTAGTGTCTGTGTGGCATTGAAGCAGTCGTATAAACAGTTGTACAGATTCCCTACCCTTCTATATATAAAAGAAGAATAATCAGTAAGCAAGCAATAATCATGGTCTCATCTCCTTTCTGTCACAGGTGTTTGTTGTACTTGTGGCGAGAATTGTTTCCTACCAGTCGAACAGGCGTGACTTCAAAGATTGTGCCATCGCGCTCGATGTGGTGCGTTTCTGCCGTGCCCCCGATAGAGCGTAGCAGCCTCTTAGCCACAGTAATAGAGACAGCGATCCTACCATCCTTAATAGTCTCCGATATGGTGCGATACCTGCATCTATCAAAGCGATCCGTCATATCCAGTTTAACGCCAGACGCAGCCAGATAAGCACTAATGCGCTCTTCTACTGGTGTCAAATCGGGAAAGTAGTAGTGTGTTATTCTTATGGTAAACCCCTTCCTGCCCGGTTCTTTTCTTCCCGTTCCTTCATGCGACTTCTTCGCCAAAGATAGCATCCATGACCTCTTCGACCGTCGGTGACATCGCAAGTTGTTCGTCAGTCAAACCGATGCGACGCCCTGAATCCGAATAAAGTTCGACCAGTTCTTTCATGCGTTCTTTTGTATACGTCTTCTTTTGTCGTTGAATCCTTGCATTTTCCTTCATTATATACACTCCCTTCTTCTGTGTTACGCCCTTATATTTCCATCGAACCCTAGAACCCTAAGATGGAAGTATATGTCATGCATACGCCAATGGATTTCATACGGATTGCCGCCGCCTTTGATATATCCTTCCACAAGCTCCTCGACGGTGCGGAGTGTATCTGATATATAAGATTCAGGATAGCCAGCGATAAGGGCGCAGGTTCTCGCTCCGCAAAGATTCCCCTCGTCGAAGTAAATGTCAGCTGGGTTTGCTGTAGTGTATCTATTGATCTCAGATTCTATAGCGCACTCAACCATGTACATCCAAGTCTTCTCCATTGTTCCTCTCCTTTCCTTACCTTTCCGGTTCACGTTAAAATTCCCATGTTTTCATATAGTCATATCCCTTTCCATGAGACGCACTACTTCTTCATAGCACAAACACGCAAGAAAATGTTTATTGTTCTGCCCGAAGCAAAGCATATCCGACTTATCGAAACCACTCATTTCACTGAAGTCAATAGGCCACTCTTTACGCAAATCGGAAACCAGCTTATTAATGTCATCTTTAAAGTCAGAGAAGAATTTTAGCGTATCGAAACCATCTTTCTTGCAGCCGTTACATAGAATGTTTTCTATACAGATTCCTACTTCGATGCTGTCTTCTTCCGATTTCGCAAGACGTATGATGTCCTTGACGATCCAAGCGTGCATAGGCGATAAAGCCTTGATTTTTTCAAACATGATATCTCCTTTCTCTATCGCACCTATCCTATAGTGAACTTACGACGGTTATACGGCGAACTACGGCGATCTACGGCGTACCTGTCTAAAAAGCTAGAACGCGATTAACCATGTGCAGTGTATCGCACGGTATCATGCGCTCGGACGGGGCGAAAAATGCTTAGTTTGGCTCTGTTTCCATATATTTCTTAATGACATACTCCCTAACATCATTCTTCTTACAAGGAAGGTTTCCCCCGAACGCGGACGACGCCTCGGACATGATAGCACGAATCTTCTCCCCATCGGGAACGTCAAGACCGACCGCTTTCCATGCGGAAATGTACGCATAAAAGATAGCGAGCGAGGCGGGCTGCGTCCGTGTGTACCCTTCAATATGGCAATAGTAAATCCACATCAACTCGATCAGCTTTTCTAGCATGACCTTTTTCTGATCTTTTGTCACATCAATCCATCCTTGTCGTATGTAATCATTTTTAGTCACTCCTTCCAGTGCCTATTAACATAGCGCAGGAGTTCAGCCGTGCGCCGTACCTTATACAGCGTCGAGCGGTCGATATCGTCGGGGCTTACCCCGAAGTGGTTTTCTGCCTTTTCGCGCAAGGCGTCCAGCTCTTTTGTCACCTGCTCGTAATAGAACATAAATTTATCGACACCAGTCTTCTTCATGATATTTCATCCTTTCCTTTAGTCATTCTTCCAGGTCGGAATTTTGCAGGATGACGCCCCTTAAGTCCGTTTTGCTTAAATCCACTCCTTTTAGGTTTGCCCATCGGAGATCGGAACCGCTTAAATCAGCACCGCGAAGGTCGGACTCACGCAGATCGGCTCTCCTAATGTGCGCCCCGCTCAAGTCTGCGCCCCTTAAGTCGGTATCGCTCAAATTTGCTCCGCTCAAGTCCGCACCCTGCAGATTGGCACCACGCAAGTCCGCACCGCGAAGGTTTATCCTACGCAGGTCGAAGCCTTGTAGATCGACACCGCGCAAATCGGCACCCTGCAGATCGGCGTCGCAAAAATTGTGGCTTTTCAATATTTTATTCAAAGTTGTCTTATCCATGATTATTTTCTCCCTTCGCCATTTTTAACGGCATTGATGAAATCGTGAAAAATGCGCTCGTGTTCGGCTTCGTCGCTCCTAGAAAGCGCTTCTGCGGCCGCAGTCTCATACTTCTGCACAAAGTCATAGTTAAGATTGATGTCTCCAAAAGGCGCGTATCCCGTTGACAAAGCAAGTCCGTTTCCGAGGTTATACACGTCGGCACGCCAACCGTACGTCTTGGATGTCGTGTACCACATCGGTTCGCGCCCTCTCATAAGAAACTGGACTGCACAATATCCGACACAGATAATATTCTTCCCAAAAAGGTACTTTATGTTCTTTTGCGTGGTTTTCGTTTTCATTTTTACCCGTCCTTTCTAGTCGAAGAAATTACTTTACCAGCAACACCGCAAGTACGGCGAGCTGAATGACAATGCTTATCATAGATATAACAATAGTCTTATCCATAGAAACTAACCCCCTAATAGCGAAAAATATTAGTTTGTGTTATTATAAGTAGGAGGGGCTTGCGCCCCTTTGGGACCTACTTAAAGACCGAGACTAGCAGAGACGCGAATCCTAAAGCCACTTGCGCTAAAGCGGCATAAAACAGGATTTTCTCTCTCTTTTCGCGGTCTTTCTGCTTCTTGCGGGCAGCGCGCTTCATTCCTATCACCTCCCTTTCAATAGCGCGACGGCTTGTCTCATCAGCGTGTAGGTTGCCACCCTATCACGGACGCGCCCAACGATATGCCGGACGCGTTTCGACTTTTTTAAAATATTCCATCTTTTTTTGGACGTTTATTTTACGTCGCCTTGTCGCTGTCTATAAGCGGCTCACGACGGCTAAACTATACGCTTTAAGTAGCTTGCCAATGCGCGGTACGGTCTAAATCAGTCGGTTTCGTCGGCGATTCATCCTTCAAGGTAGGTTCTTGAGGCTTGATCGTCGGCACGGCGTTTGTCGTCCCGTTCCGGTTCTCGCGGGCTTGCTACTTCCTTTCGATTCAGCTTTTGTCTGCTGTATCATTCGCTCGAAAGGTTCAAGCAACGTATTTGATTTTCAAGGTACAAGCCGTTTTGGCAGCTTCACCTTCCTTCGGGCTATTTTTTTTCAAGGTTAAACGGTATAAATCGATAGCATAAGACGCTTTATTTTTTCGCGTCGTGCCGTCGGTACCGTTGCCCTTGGCTTGATTACATCATAGCTCGATGCCGTCGGCTCATCCATCATCTTTTTGTCCTAAAATATATGGGATAATAGTCCTTTTATGTTAAATATCATATCGAATTTTTTGCCCCTATATTGTAGGAAATCTGTAGCTTTGGGGTGTATGACGTCGCTTGAATCAGCGTCATTGTTGGGATAGCAGCGTTTTGCAACGGATTTTTTATGCTATCGCATTGCCATACTGGCACTTTTTTACATATCGGAAAAAATAATATACCAACATGGGTATAGAAATGGTGTTTTGACTGGCGTTGACGCACGTTGACGGCGTTTGATAGCGAGATCGACATAGGGGATCGCCGGACGGACGGCACCGGATTATGACGAACTACGGCGAACTACAGCGATCTACGACGATCTACGAAAACTTTAGTCAGATAAAGAGATTGGTGAAATATTGCATATATAACATAGTGATATAATACGTTTTAGTGAGGCAAGGGATCGGATATAATTCATATCATAACGGTATGAAATAACTCTGATAATATATTATATATTTATAATAACATAAATAATATTTATGACATAGGCAAGTGAGACGATTTGAATTATACTTAATGGTTATAATATAATAACTAATAGTTATAATTAGGGTGAACGGCGGTCGGATCGGAATCGGCTCGGCGTAGGATCGGCATCGGTGTAGCGTTCGACGACGCACGAAGTGGACTTATTTTATGCCATATTTATATATTTCATATACTTTTTTGTTATACTACGGACGGCGATGAATGATATATAGATAATTATTATGATAGTATAAATAATATTTATGATACTGTGGTGTATGTGGTGTGCTTGTGGTTATGATACTATATATTGACGTACTTGTGATATGACATACTATATATTGTGTTTATAGGGATATGATATATAAATGTAATTTATGTAGGTATAAATAAGACTAATGATAGAGCGTCTGGCGGCATATTTAATAGCGTTTTTTAATGTGTATCGCGAAAGTGCGTGATTACTGGGTTTGTAGGTACTTTTTTCGATTTTATGTGTTTGTGTAATAGACAAAAAGTGGTATTTGTTTGCTATAATAAGGATATATGGCAGCAAGAACCTTGATATTACTAGCTTGCGCGTGTTTTGCGTGAGCGTTTTGGCTTAGATCGTTCCAGCTGTAAATAGCGCGTGATACGTCGATTTGAGGTGATTCACGGCAGCGACGGCGCGACAATGACGCTTTAACTAAGTAAAGATTTATGTTGCAAGTGATATGATAATATTTCTTTCGATGTGCTATAAAGCTAGTAATTATGCGGTTTCTGCTGGTTTTCATAGAGACGGGATCGGACTCTTTCCGGCAGGTTTCGACGCGCGATAACGGGCAGCGGACGAAGATAAAGGGGCAAGATCGGCACAAAAAGAGCGGATAGCAAAGGACTATGACGATATGGCAACGAACGACGATGCTAGTATTTACGGGCTTTTTGGAAGGTGAATAAGGACAGATAATAACTATTAGACGGCTTTAAAGTGAAAGTGTTACAGGTTTACGGATTCTTTGCAGCGCGTATCACGAAGGACGCGACTTCGACATAGGGTAGTGGTAATTTTTGGTAGACCTAAACACGGGGCGATTTCAGCCCGGCGTGCTTTAGTTTGTTCATGCATCTTCGCCTATTATCAACATCTTTCATATCATTTCACATCGGAGAAATAGTAATATGACCGCAGCGGGTGTAGCGATTTATGACTGAAAAACCAGGTAAAATTCACAAAAAATAGTGCAAATCTATGTGATACAAAAAATATGATATTTGTGATACAGCCACGAGAAGATTAGAAAACGATGAATGATGTAATATATATTAGAAAATGATAATAGTTTGATTAGAATTTAATTAAATAGACGAAAAACATACATAAAGCCACCGCTCAACTATAGTGAGAGTATTTTTTGAACAACAGAGACAACGAATGGAGACAACAGAGGGGATGCTCGTGTGGGTTTTGACTACATAGGGTTCTTATCGGAGAAAATGATGGCAGCCAAAAGGTTAGGGGCGTACCCTTCCCTTGTGATGTACTGGCTTCTGTATGCGTGGAATAGCTTTCACCGGAAAGAAGGGTTTCGACTTACAGACAGACAGCTATCTGAATTGACGGGAATCAAAAGCAGGGCTACTCTGTTGGACGCTAAAAAGAAACTTGAGGCATCGGGGCTAATAAGATACATGCCATGCAAGAAAAAGCACGGCACTTTTTACTGGATGGAGACATACTGACTATTGATGTTCATTTCCTGTACTACGCGATGTTCACGAGATGAGCAACAACAGAAGAGAGGATAACTTAATCTATTATTATCATAATAGATTATGAGTGGGCTTGAGAGCACTTTTTCTCCGATGTGAAAACAAACAGATTTTGATGAGACACGACATTGATTCAAGCAGAGCTTGAATGATTTACAAGTAAATCGTTTTGTGTTATCACACATTATCCCTTCGGGGACTCTTGCAGAGAGCTATCAAATCGAAGAGAATGAGGGGCAAGCCCCCATACGAACACCTTCTCCGATGTGAAAAATAAAACTGCGGTAGCAATCGTAGATAAAAACCAAAAGAAAGAAAAATTGCGCTAAAAGAAAGAAAAGGTGAAGAAATGGAATATCTCATGTTTTTGATTTTCATGCTTTTGATTGGCATATTACTCATGGCATTTGCTTTGACATGTCCACCTAAGGCAGAGGTCATGACAGAGGATACGCGGGGCATGGATAAGCAAAAGGAGTGTTGTGAACTGGGAGATGCAAGTCGCAAAACACCAAACGCTTACATCGTCTGCGAAATTAAGATGAGCTACGAAACCGAAATAGTAGGCGTATTCAGCACACAAAGAGAAGCAGATAAATATTGCGAGTACATGGGAATCGTCGGGGGCGATTCTTTTTTTTATGTCGAGGAACACTCTTTAGATAAAAAGCATATTCCGTCAAAAATAGGCGTGGAGTTTATCACATCTGATCCCGACATGATCGTTGATTTCTTCGATTTGGAGAAGAGAGTGGATATGCCAGAATACAACGAGAACGTCATTAGGGGAACGATAAGCTATCATGGCGAGTCTGAGGAAGAGCTAAAAGAGATGGCAATAAAAGCGAAAGGGATGATAGCCAAGTGGGCAAAGAACGTCTGACGCTGGGCAGTTTGTTTGACGGCATAGGTGGTTGGCTTGCATCTGCCGTTGACTGTGGCATAAAGCCGTTATGGTCGAGCGAGATTGAGAAGTTTCCCTTGGCTGTCACCCATCGGAGATTTCCCGAAGTAGAGCAAGTCGGAGATATAAAGAAACTGAATGGGCGAACATTGAAGCCTGTAGATATTATTTGCATGGGATCGCCGTGCCAAGGGTTATCACTAGCAGGAAAAAGAAGGGGTTTAGAGGATGACAGAAGCGGATTATTTAGAGAGGCAACACGAATTACACACGAAATGCGACAAGCGACAGACGGTAAATATCCCCGATTCGTCGTATGGGAAAACGTGCCGGGGGCATTCAGCAGCAACAAAGGCATGGACTTTCGAGCCGTGCTTGAAGAAATCGGACAAACCGAGATTCCAATGCCTCCAAACGGCAAGTGGGCGAACGCAGGCATGGCAGAACTGCCTCAGTGTGAAATCGCATGGCGCGTCCTCGATGCTCAATATTGGGGAGTGCCCCAACGTCGCCGTCGAATCTTTCTTGTCGCAGATTTTGCAGCCGACGGAAGATGTGCCGGAAAAATACTATTTGAGCGCGAGGGCATGTCTGGGGATATTACGGAGAGCGGAGAAGAGAGGCAAAGAACTGCCGAAGGAACTGAAAGAAGCCTTGGAGCGACAGGGTGCTACGGCGAGTGCTACAACATCTGCTCCTATGCGTCCAACAGCATGAAGTCGGATAATCCTCACAGTGGGATATATAGGGCAGACAAAACAAGGACACTAGACTTGAACGGTGGCAATCCTGCATGTAACCAAGGCGGCACTATGGTTGTGACAGCAGGGTTCAAAGCTGGTCAGAGCGCAAACGCAGGGCTGGGGTATGCCATAGAAACAGCTTCTTGCTTGGCATCACAGTGCAGCGGAGTTGAGCCTACGATAGCTTGTTATGATATTCAGCATCGACAAGACGTTATCCGTCCCGTGGAAAAGGCTATGCCTACGCTTACGGCTAGAATGGGTACAGGTGGCAACAATGTCCCGATAGTGCAAGGGGAATATATACCCTATACGGCAAATACATTGACCGCGTGTATAGACGGAAGCCCTTGTGTTGATAGGGGACCACAGGTTATTGCAGTACAAGGCAGTATGATTGGCAGATCGGAGAAGAATGGCCCTCAAGGAAGCGGATTGTCTGACGTATGCTTCACCTTGAATACGGTTGACCGACATGCGGTAGCTACGACGCATTGTATGACAACAGGGAGTTTTATGCAAATCGAAAAAGAGAAATCTCCTACGCTAATGGCTCGTGACTTCAAAGATCCAAACGCGATATATAGCAAGACTTCCTTTGTTCGCCGTCTGACTCCGACTGAATGTGAGCGTTTGCAGGGCTTACCCGACGGATATACGCTCATCGAGGACAAGTCATGCTCTGATTCCGCGAGATATAAGGCATTGGGCAACGGCATGGCTAAACCTTGTTCAGATTATGTGCTGCATCGATTAGCAGAAGTGGTTGAAAGAGAGTGAAAAACGATGGGCAAGGAAAACAAAGGGAAAAACTGGGTTGATTACCGTAATAAGAAAAAAGGAAAATACGTTCTTTTCTTTGATTCACCTCCATACGGGATAGTTCAAGCAGAGGTATACAGTAGTATTCGCTTTGCCTTAGACACTATGGCTGACACTTTGGAATTTCAACAGTCTCTTCATGATGCATCGGGCAAGCTCCTTGCGTGGGTAGAACACCACGAGCTTGTAATGTCAAAAGAGCTAAGGGCAAAAGCAAGATAATCCTATACAACACGGCTACGCCGATGATAGGCAAAACACAATATTCTCTTCGATACGAAAACAAATCCGGCGATACGCCGATGGCGGCTTTGCCGACATAGAAAGGACACAGAGTATGACAACAAAACCAAAAGAGAAATTCGCGGGACTGCCCATCGTAGAGCAGGAGTGTGTGGTTACGATTGATCGCGAGACAAACTGCGCCAGAATCTACGCAAGCGACACTCGCTATATCAACAAGTTGGACAAGATTTACAAGAGGGTGCGTGTGCATCGGAATTGCGACGGTATCACGGCGGTTGAATACGAGGTGTCAGAAAAGCTCATCTCGTTCCGCAAAGAGGTTGTGAAAATGAACCTCACGGACGAGCAGAGACGAAAAATAGGTGAAAGACTGAATAAACGGAGAAAAGATAACGCCTAGAATCAATTCTGTTCGTTCTACACACACGAACTTGTGTATTTTAGCACTCTCAACCTACCTACACGACACTTTATATGCGTAGCATAGTTTTTAGCGAAAAAGTGCGTTTCTACAAAAGAAATAGACACAAGTAGTTCTAGTAGTCCTATAAAATAAAAAAATAGGAGAAAAGAACTATACATAAAAAGTTTTGAAAGGAGATGGCACTATAGCTCAAGAGAAGAGACAAACGAAGATTGACAAAATGGGTATCGGGGCGAAAGTGCTGGCGATGCGACGCGATCTTACTTGCGAGGAAATAGCTGACGAGATTAACAGTCGTTACCTTCCGGCAGGAGAAGAGCCTGTCACCAAGATGACGGTTTCTAGGTATTGCACGTCTCATGGGATGACAGACATGTACCGCAATCATCTGACGAAAGCGGTAGAACATTTTGACGCTCTGGCTGAGGCGAAGAAGGTACGCAATCGCTTAACAAAGCACACAAACAAAATGGAATTACTTCTTGATGAACTAAAAGAGGACGAAGAGAAGTTGTCTGAGATAGCGTCTATCTCTAACGCATACCTTAACTCTTGCAAGCAGTTGGCTGAGTTGAATAGAACTGTGAGTCAAATTCAGAAAGAACAGCTTGGACTGCAGAAAGTGCGTAAGGTTTTGGGCGTTGTTATAGAAATCCTCGACAGATACCCAGAGGTTAAATCTCAAGTGTTTGAAGAACTTCGGAAATCCGAGGTTTACGATACGATACGTTCTATCTAGCGTGTCGAAGAAATTTGGGTTTGAGGCGCGTGGTGGCCAAGTTGCCGTGGAGCGTCCGTCATGCTGACTGGGACAAGGCATGAATTTAAGACACACAAAATACGAAGGGGGGTTGATATATGGCGAAAGCACAGAAGTTTTTTGACGAACTGTCCGCTGCGATAGAGAACGGCACATCGACAGAAGCGATCTTATCGAGAGAAAGCATAGGCAGACGTGTTAAGGAGTGCGCGGAATCGTTGGAGTTGTTTGCAAAGACGTACTTCCCGACGGTGTTTACAAGCGAATTTTGCCCGATGCACACAGAAGTATTTGCTTCTGCAGAGGATATGATTCTCAGACGCAAGAAACGTAAGAACTACTACGTTCGCGCTGCTCCTCGCGGTCACGGTAAGTCGCAGGTCATTTCTTTTCTGCTCATCATCTGGTGTATCGTCTATAAATACAAGCAAAATATACTGCTCGTATCAGATACGCTAGACCAAGCAAAGAGCTTTATATCGGCGATTAAGACCGAGCTGGAAGAGAATGAGCTGATACAACGTGACTTTGGAAATCTTATGTCAGAAGAAAAATGGGCGCAGGATAAAATCGTCACCTCGAACAAGGTTCAGGTCTATGGCAGAGGAGCGGGACAGAAGCTCAGAGGTAACAAATACGGCTCAATTCGCCCCCAGCTGGTTATCATCGACGATCTGGAAAATGACGAAGCCGTAGAAACGGAAGCGCAAAGACGGAAGCTGTTTAACTGGTTTATGAAAGCACTTATTCCTGTAGGAACGCCAACGACTGATTATATTTACATCGGTACGGTGCTGCACTACGAATCGTTGCTTCAAAAACTGCTTACAGAGCCGTCTTTTTCTATGTGGAATCGCAAGAGATACCAAGCTATACAGCACTTCTCCGAATCGCCTTTGTGGGATGAATGGGAAGCCATGATGCTCGACGAAAATAATAGCCAAGCATACGAGGACTCCTATCAATTCTACGTTGCACATCGAGAAGAGATGCTAGACGGCGTTGAATCCTTGTGGCCGCAGTCTGGTCGTGATTACTACGAGAACATGATGGAGCTGCGGATTTCTGACCCAGGAGCATTTGCTTCTGAGTACCAGAATGAGCCTGTTGATCCCTCTCAAGCAGAGTTTCTTGTCGATTGGTTTGACTACTACTATGAACTTCCCGAAATCGTCGGAGTTTATGGTGCGTGCGATCCGTCGCTGGGAAAAAGTCGTTCGGACAGAGCTGCTATCGTTTGGGCTGGCAAAGATGCTAACGGGTACTTGTATATCCTTGAGGTAAACATGGGAAGGTATCATCCGGACCATCTTATCGAGATGATTATTGCAGGTGCCATGAAATACAGCGACAAACTGCGTTCGGTCAGCATCGAGACAGTCCAGTTCCAAGCCATGTTCAAAGATGAGGTGGCAAAGCGTGGGCTTAACGCTGGCATTCAGATTCCCATAACGGAGTTCAATGACAAGACTCCAAAAGAAATTCGACTTCGAGGCTTAGTTCCGAGAATCAAAAACAAGTATATCAAGTTCCGCAAAGATCAGACTGTACTTATCAATGAGTTTTTACGCTTCCCGAAAGGCTCAGATGATGGTATGGATGCGGTCAACATGATTTGCTCGGCTGCGTTTCCGTCGGTTAGCAATAAGCTCGTGTTTGGCGGTGTCACAACGATGAAACCTAGAATGGCACGGATAGGAGGTGTTTTTGGTAAGTGGAGATAAAAATTTTTGGCAGGAAGTTTAGTTTTAGCTTTACAAAGGATGATGGCAACACAGCAAGGCAGACCATTTCTACCATTGTGCCGTATACGGTCAGTGTTCCTAAGTCATCTGTGCCGAAGCTCAACGAAGAAAACTTGCGAAGATTTTCACGCAATGCTATTCCTCATCGAGCAATCACTTTGATCCGTGATGGGGTACTGGCTCAGAATTGGCGCATTGTTCCTGTCAAGCCAAATGATACACGTTCCTATTCTACGTTAATTCGGGCTGTAGAGAACGTCATCAATAAGCCGAATGAGACGGATGACTATAGGTCTTTTTGGGGGCAAATCATCAACGAGACTCTTATCGGAGACAATGGTGCAGCGGAAATCGTTTTTACGGGTAACTCTCAGCAGCCCATGAAGCTATACCCTGTGAATGGGTTCTCCCTTGAGTACGTCAATGGCTTCTACGAAGACACTTCTTTCCCGAGATTTTGTCAGCGTATCGGGCATTACGGTAATCCGGTTTATCTGTATGACAAGGATGTTCTGTATATCCAGCACAACAAAACCACGGACAAACAGTTTGGGCTTTCTCCCCTTGAGGCATCATTCGGGCAAATCGTAGCCTTGCTTGAAGCAGAAGAATACGCTACAAATCAAGCATCTAACGCAGTCCCGAAGAACGCGCTCAATCTTGGCGAGGGAGTTTCGAAAGAGGACTTGCAAGCGTATCGGAAATATTTCGAAGAAGAGGTCTACGGTAAGGGCATAATGCCTATTCTTGGGGGAGCTAAGGGTGCGGGTTCCTTGCGTTTAGGCGCGGAAGGAGATTCGGAGCTTTATCTTGAGTGGCAGAAGCACCTCATTACGATCGTATCCCTCTCTTTTGGCATTGATCCGAAGAAGCTAGGGCAAGGTTCTAACACGGACAGGTCTACCGTTGAAGAGCAGAACGAGTCGCTACTCAACGAGGCTATCCGTCCGCATTGCTTACTACTCCAAGATGCGATCAATCGAAAAATCATAGGCAGATTAGGTCTTTCCGATGTGATAAAGTTTGAGTTCGTTTTTGAGGACACTTTGGAGCAGAAGCGTCAACGGCAGCAGTTGATAGCGGATCAGTGGAACACCAACGGTATTACCCTTCGTGAGTATCGTGCAGCGTTGGACAAGCCGGCTATCGAAAGTCCGTATAACGATATGACGCAGGCAGAAATGAAATCGGCTCTAAACCAGAAGTATGCAATTCAGTCTGTCAGCTCTGGTGGTTTCAACGGCTTAGGAAAGAATCGAAAGGAGGATGTAGAGAAGAAGAATGGAACAAGTGAAACAGATGAGACTTAATGTCGTTTCGTTCAGTGTTGCACAGAGTGAAAACCCTGACTTCATGAATTTTAATGCGGTTGTTGGTTACGTTGATACCCCTACGGACGCAACTCCTGGTGGCGGCATAAAAGACTATCGACTGGTTATTAGCTCGGAAGGAATAGATGTGCAGTCTCTTGTCGGCAGCGGAGTGAACGTGGCATGGTATGACGGGTGGTTTAATGATCCGTCGGATAGTCTTAAAGGTCACGATGCACGCTTCAAGGTTGGCGTAATAAATTCGGCTCAAGTTGTCGGTAATGAAATTCGCGTATCTGGGCATCTTTGGAAGTATGATTTTCCCGATGTGTGCGACACGATTGAGTGCGCGAAAGACAGTCTCGGCTGCTCGGTCGAGGCTTATTTTGATGGGTGCAGGCAAGACGACGAAGCTAAGATTCTTACGGGCTTCGGAGCGCGGTTCACAGGCGTTGCGATTCTCTACAAAAACAAGGCAGCATTTAAGAGTACAAAGGTTATGTGCTCTATCCAAGAACAGGAGGAAGATAATTTGAACGAAGAGATGAAGAAGGCTCTGGAAGCGATGTTTTCGGAGCAGAACAAGACATTTGAGGCGAAGTTTAACGCAATCAACGAAGCTATGGAGAAGTTTGAGAAGCAGGTTGCGGAACTTTCGGCAAAGACGGAGAACGAGAAAAACGATACGGATGCGGCGGACGGCACTGGCACAGAAAACCATGTTGAGCTTACGGCGGTCGCGACGGTCGTTGCGGACGCTATCAAGGCGGGCTTTGAAGCCATGAAGCAGGGTGCAGCGGTTGACGTGACGGATGATTCTGCGGAGATCGACGCGATCGCAATTCCTATTCGCAAGACTGCAGCTTTCAGCACGACCCCTCAGATGCCCGAATCGAAGGAAAAGACGGCTATGGAACTTGCAGCGGAAATCGACGCGGACGAGAACCTTACTCCCGATCAGAAGTGGAAGAAGAAAGTTGATCTCTGGAACGCGCATCGCGACGAGTTCAAGAACGCCTAAGATATAGGCAGAGCCGATAAGAAAAATCACAAATAAAAAGGAGAAGATATTTTGGAACGTATGTTTAACGGCATGAGCCGTCAGATGACTTTTGCAGCAGCAACAGCAGATTACATTGGCACGGGCGCAATTCACGTCCCTATTTTTGAGCCGCAGATTCTTGACAATACGCGCAAGCGTGGTGTGCTTCTTCAGCGTGTTCAGGTGAAGGCGGCTACTGGTCATCCTACGCGCTACTTTGAGAAGGTCGCTCATGAGAGCAAGCACAAGTTCATTAACCCGCGTGCAATCGATCATGCCCTCGACACGAAGATTGACCATGTTGAGCACAGCGCGTATATCAAGGCTATCGTTGACGGTATCACGTTCACGAAGTTTGATCGCGAGGTCTACGTTCAGCAGGGCAGCACGTTTGGCAGTCTGGAAGCACAGGCTCTCGATGAGGTTGTCACGGATATGCTTGATGCACAGGATCGCGCCGTTTGGACGGGTGCGGCCACGAGCCTCATGGATTCGACATCGCCCGAGTATTGCTCTTTGCTTACGCAGATCGTGAAGAAGGGTGAAATCGCCAAGGATGCACGTCTTGTGAAGGGTATTATCTCGAACATCGCCGCTCTTATGAACAACAAAGAGTATGCGGTTCGCCCGACGGCCATCTATATGAATCCGCTTGACAAGGCTCTTCTCGATTCGCAGGAGATGGATGAAAAGGACAAGATCAAGGTCTACGATGTCGAGGTTGTTCCTGGTATCAAGGTCAACGGCATTATGACGGCTGCGGGTATTCTGCCGATTATCACGGACATCTATTGCCCTGAACACAAGATCGCCGTTCTTGACGAGAAGCAGATTGAGCGCCAGTACGTCGCATCGCCAGTACCGCGTATCTATCAGCTTGGCACGGAGAAGGATTTGGCTACTCGCTATATTTCCGTTCTCTTCGATACGTTCATCGTTCGTGCAGCCAAGTACGGCCACATGATCATCGACATTAAGCAGGCATAACCTGTTTTTGTTCTATATGGGAGAGGGAGCTGCGGCGTTTGCTGTGGCTCTCTTCCTGTATATTTCACTATTTGCGTAGTGGAGATCAGAATACATGAAGATGGATATTGTTGCAGGTAGCAAAAATGATGAATTTTACACGCCAGATTATGCTATAGAACCACTTTTGAAGTATGTGAAACGGTCTAATTCTGTTTGGTGTCCATTCGACACGGACAAATCAAGATACGTTCAGCTTCTGAAAAAGCATGGCTGTGAGGTTACCTATACGCATATCGAAAATGGTGATGATTTTTTTGATACATTAGTCCCAAACTGTGACATAATTATATCGAATCCCCCATATTCCTTAAAGACAGAAGTGCTTGAGCGGTTATTTTCGTTAGGAAAGCCGTTCGCGATGTTGGTTGGGATCGTAGGATTGTTTGAATCCAAGCGCAGATTTGAGATGTTCCGGAACAATGAGTTTGAAATTATGTACTTTGATAAGCGCATTTCGTATTATCAGAGCTATTTCGACCATAAACCGACAGCAAATCCACCGTTTTCAAGTGTGTACGTGTGTCGTGGAGTGCTACCGAAGCAAATTATTTTCGAGGAGCTTACAAAGAAATAAGCAAATCGAAGAAGATACAATAAGAATAGGACATAAGTAATAGAATGGTGGTGATGAAATGGCAACAAAGAAGGAATCTAAGGCTGATACGGCAGACAATACGACGGCGGTTACTACGGCGGTTTTCTCCGATCCGGATATTATCGCGGTACAGTTGAAGGGCAGTGTTGTTTACCCGACGGACAGCAAGGCAGAAGTCACGGCTGAACAGATGGAGCAGTTGAAAGAAATGGGGTTGGTGGAGTGAGTTATATCACAGAAGAAGAACTGATCCCGTATCAAAACATCATGGACGGTCTTAACATGGATGACGTTCGGATGGCCACAAGTCTGATTGACGGCTATCTTGGTCGTTCGTATGAGCTTAAGACATTCCGCGACATAGTAAGAATCAATAGGACACGCAGAGGAAAACTCAAGCACGCGCCAGTAGCAGAGTTGAAAAAGGCTCAGATTGTCTACGACTGCATGTTTGGAAGGGAAAAGATGGATGCTAAATTGGAAGACATCGACCTTGACCCAGAGATGGATGGCTATTTCACCTATACGGGCAACTTCGGACTCTCTCTGTTGGTCTACGGATTCAAACCGCTTTCTATTGAGGTCACATATACTTCTGGCTTCAAGGAATATCCTCAGAGGCTCAAGGATGCTTGCGGTATGTTGGCTTGTAATATTCGTCAGGCGAAGTCTTTTAGCGGGGCAAAGCAGCTCACGTCGTTGGATTTCCAAGTCATGATGAGCGACGACAGCTTCTTCACATCGGATATAAAAATGCTTCTGAAAGGGTTGGATAATCTTGCTGGCACAGTTTAACCGACTTAAGAAGCCTATCGAGATCAAAGACAAAGCTCCCGAAAAGGCTGTATTCTCTCGTGTTGGCAGATCATCTTCGAGCAACTTCAAGAGCAATTTCGTCTACACTTGCTTGCTTCAAGAAGATACGAAGCTCGAAAATGGTGACGTATTTTCTGCTAAAGTAGGACTGCAGAGTACGCCTACACAGTTCCTCACTATTTCTGTTCGCAAATCGGACGAATCTGTTCAAGCTACGGTTTATAGGTGCAACGGGGAAGCTCAAGTATACAGGTCTACGCCGAAGTACGACGAATACGACGAGATCGTAGGTCATGAGCTTGTGTTAGTGGCTACGGTTCCCACGAATCACGTTACCGTCAATGCGACGATGAGGCTTTTGAATGCGGGCTTGCTGCCAAGTACAACGAAAGAGTTCCGTATGCCTAAGTGTGACATCAAAGAGTTGGACAGGATCGTTCTGGATGGACAGAATTTCTGTGTCGATGCGATTGATACCACAAAATTTGACGGTTTGCTTGCGGTACAGACATCAAACGATAACAGGAGTCTGACGTGAAAGACTACAGAGAAGAGCTTCTTGGTGCGATTCGAGAAGTTGTGCAGCGTTATTGCAAAGCAGCGCAGGAAATCGTGGTACAGCGGTGGGCATCGTTGGACAACATCGAAGGAAATGCTTCAATAAGCGACATGGAGCTTGCGGTGGCACAAGATACGGTGGCTCGGGCTATATGCGCGGTCGGGCAGAAAGCATGGATAGCGGAATATGGTAAAGGCAGTCTTATGGAAACAAAGGACAATCCGTTCCTCAGCGACTATGTAAACAGCTCTCTTTTCAACAAAGATCGTCTTGGTCACGCCTTGGCTACGGTCGGTCGAGAACATGGATATTACGAGGATTTGGACGGGAAACGTCATTTCTCTCATGGCGGTCTAAAAGGGAAGGTTATCGAAACTTTCTATGGACAGCCCTTATTCTTTCCGATTCGAGCAAAACACGTTATCAAGGAAACGATCAAGTCTCTTGTGCCGGAATTAAACAAGGAGATACAGGAAGCTACCGCAAACGTGATTGCAAGCGTTATGAAAGAATTTCCAAAGAAGGTGATCGTTTATGCTGGATGATATGGAACTGTTGGATGAGTTGTATACTGCGTGCTGGAAAAATGCAGAGTTGGCTTCTTTACTGAGTAACCCCTCTACGTCAAAAGAGCGTTCGGAACGCATTCATAGAGAAATTACCCCAATGTCTTATGCTACAGCAGAAAAGGTGAACTTCATTAGCATGTACTTCGGTAGTGCTACGGAGACAGATAATATCTACGTCATTCGAGGCTTTTTAATCGTTGACTACTACGCTAGAAGTCGAAACGACATCAAGAAGATGAAGAGTTTGGTTTCTGAAATCCTGCAGGATAAAGACATCTTCCGCGTATCAGCAGGCAGTATTCCTTCTGAAACGAAAGGGGTATTCATCTATTCGGAGAAGTATCGACCTCTAGTCTGGGCATAGAACCGTCGTAGATCGCTGTAGAATCGTCGTAGCACCTCTGAGTAACACAAACATACCACTACAAGCATACCCCATCACAAACATACCCAAGCAGAACACATTTCAAAACCATTTTACAAAAACCATTTTACAACAAAGAAAAGGAGACAAAGAAACATGGAAAATTTGACAAAGAATGAGAGCTTTTTTGTAGAGGGCACTGGTCGAGCCATTATTTGCGATGAGCATGGCAATATCGGCTATGTCCACTTGCAGGATGCTACTTTCGACTTCTCGTCCAAGATGGAAGATATCTTCGGCGGCGAAACGAACGCAAGCCTCTATCAGTACCAGACGGAGAAGAGTGGCAAGGTCACGTTCAAGAACGCGTCGATGGATGCACAGACGGTCGCACTTACGCAGGGCGTCGCTATGGCGGCGAAAGCTGTTGTCTTTGCTATGGACGAAGAGGTTGAGATTCAGGCAGACGGCTCGTTTACGCTTGCCCACCAGATGGAAGCGGATAAGGCTACGCTTATGCTCGTTGACAAGGATCGCAAGGTCGTTCCTATTACGGCAGACAAGGTTGACACGGCGCACGCAAACAAGAAGCTCTTGGCGACGTATTGCTACGCTACTACGGACAAGGCTGTTGGCGTCGATGTCGATACGGTTTCCGTTCCCGGTTACGTTCAGATTCTCTTCCGCTCCAAGCCGATGAAGCAGAAGAACGGTCGCATGGTGCAGCAGATGGTCACTATCTACAAGGCGCGTTCCAGCGGCGCACTCAAGATGGATTTCAAGCACAAGAACGCTTTTGCGCCCGAGCTTGAGTTCAATATCGCCGATCCTGAGCGTGAGGACGGCAAGTATTGGTCGTATTCTGTGGTTGATGTCACGAAGTAATTGACGCGAGAATAGGAATGATGGGGTTATCTAACGGTAGCCCCGTTTTTTCTTTTATGTTAGGAGGTAAATATGGAACAAGAAGACACCAGAGACAGCAACTTCATTCGATGCCGAGATGGTAAGGATAGAGAAATCTTCCCTGCGCTCATCAAAGACAAGAATAAGCTGCGTCATTTCATCACAAAGTTTCATACAGACATGGCTATCTTGAATTTTCTTTCTCCCGATTTGAAGAAGATTGCGGAGCTACAAGATAAAGAGTCCGGCAAAGATATTAACACGTCGGATGCCTTTTCGGACGAGCCGTATAATGCGATGATGGAACTTCTGGTGATGGCTTTCGGTGGCAAATGCTCAGAAGAGGAGATCGAGGGCTTTGTTGATATGGCTATGATTCCCCGAATCTTTAACGTATTCTTCGGCATCAGTGGCTACAAAGAAGCAAAAAAAAAGAAAGCGGAGTCCAGTGGAATGAACTTGTCGCTTCCATTGTAAAAAACACGTCTATGACAGTGAGAGACATCAATGAGCTATCCTTTCCCGAACTGGAAGAACTGATGGATGGTATGAGTATCAATGCTGAAAAAGAAAGAGCCGAACTGAAAGGAATCCAGACGACCCAAGGCGGTGCAGAAGAGTTTATGGAGTTTATGTTGGCAAACAGCTAGGGCTTCTTTTTTGGTTAGCTGTACCTTTTCTGGTGTGTTTTTCTTGTGTTTGTTCCATTTACGGTACATCCATCTAGCAGGGTGAATGATGATGTACAAAAACACTCCTAGAAAAGTGTAACCTATGACATTAGCGTATATGAAAGATGCGCTAGACGAAAACATAGACAGCTCTTTGTTCCCTAAAATCTCTCCAAAGATGATAGTGGTAACAATCATCCCTATAGATAGATGGACTCCAATGTAAACAACGAGGTCAAACCATTCAATCAGAGCATCTACGGGGGTAATCCGTTCTCCGCTACTTATTTTCTTTTTCGCTTTCTCTGCATAGCTAAAGATGCACTCTCCTGCAAAACAGAAAGAGAACCATCCAAAGAATAAGCTAAGAAGCAAAACCTGTAGCCACACTGGTAGGTGAGTAAAGAGATAGAACAGTAGATATAAGGGAATGGCGAGCAATATTTCAGGGCAAACTGATATAGCGGCGGCTATCCCCGATACAATTCCGAGAACAGTCACGACTTACACCTCCTATTTTCTGCGATTCGAGAGAAGCTATTCCTCATCGTCGGCGGAGTAAGTGTTGGTGGTGGCAAAAAACTTTGTGTTTTTAACTGTAAACCAAGAAAAGTCTAATGCTTGATGAATATATCGTTGGTTTAACGAGCTGTAAGTGCTGCTTTTATAGCATACCTTATAAGATTTATCCGATCCGCTCTCTTTTTTTTCTCCTTTATCATGTAGCTCGGTACATTCGTTCCCTTTAAGGTTTAAAGTCTCCGCGATACAAACAGAAACTATGCAGTACATTTGTGTTATTTCTACGTTGAGTTTCTCAGGGATGGTGTCGCTACTCGCTTCGATAACAGATACGCCACCGCCTTTGTTCTCATATACGTATATACAGAATTTCGGTGCCACACGGAACTTGTATTTCCTATATAAGCTTGTTTCTCCTTCATAGGTGAGGCTATCGTCTATGAATGGAAGTAGTTTTGGGGAGATATTTTTTGCTGCCAGCTTATAGTTATCAAAGAACGTCTGTGCGTTGTAGTCTAGGAGCTGCACGGGTTTAGCGTGGCACGGTGAGGCAGATATACAAGCGATGAGCATCGCTAAAGCTACAAACGCCATCAAGATTTTCCTTGCTTCTACATTTTTCACGTTCACGTTCGTCACCTCTACTATCTCCTTCTCTACATCGTTTCTTCGATATGGATTCCTTATTGCCCCACATCAAGGACTATGACTTGGCGGACATTTTGGTGGCTAGTTGCTGTATTTAAGTCAACTATATTGTACAGAGTACAAGAAATAAGGGAAACGGGACCGCTGATATAGACTGTTCTGGCACAAATGAGCTGATTGTCTTTTTTGTAATACTTTTCTTCTGCCTTCTTGATTTCGTCAAAGAAGAGGATTATATCATTTTCGTCAAATCCCATTGATGCCATTACGGCATTAGTGGTGATTACTCCCCCGCTGTAACTTTCTTTATCATCGACGTTCAATTCTATCATGGCTTTTTTTGCAACACTATATGAATCGGAACGTGTTTTTTTATAGACTACGACCGTTGTGTTTTCTTCTGTCGTGAAACGGGAAACGGTATACCCGTTCTCTTCTTTATCGGGAAGACTTGTCTTTATTCTTGCGTAACCTATTCCGTCATTTACATTACTGTTGGTTAAAAGGAAATAAGTTCTGTCGAAGCCCGGGAAGGGGTTGGGCGTAAAGGCATAACATTCCTGAAAAGAAGGTAGACAAAAAAATAGAACGAGTAGTCCTACCAAACGTAACGCTTTCATATCTATTCCCCTCTCGATTCGTATTGTTTCCCCTCGTTTCCAGATACATCATATCATAATCTTGTCTAAAAATCCATCGTATAGGAGGTATTTTCTCAAAAAATGGCAGACAAATCACAAAAACTGCAAACAGACCTTATCTTCAAGGCTCATGACGCGATCACTCAGATAAATGAGCTTGCGGCGGCTTTGGACAAGGTTTCAAATATCAAGTTTAACAACGTCACAAGTCTTATGGGTTCTATGCGTAATGCGATCTTAAAGATTGCGGAGTCATCGAATGACAGTACAAAAGCCCAGAAGAACAATGCAGAAGTAGTCAAGACGCTTATCCAACAGCAAACAAAGCTGATCCGTGAGATGCAGCAGGAGTACGCTAAGGTTGGTAAGGGTGTCGTTGATACTTCGTCGTGGAAACAGAACATCGGCGTACTTAATGATCTCACACAGCAAATCGCACGCATGAAAGCGGAAATGGGCGACTTAGGTTCTGTACGCAAAGAGTTTGAACGAGCACTTTCTCTTTCGATGGGAAATGACAGTCTCGTTAATAACCTCAAGCAACAGTTGAATAGTTTCGAGAAGAAGTATGCGGAAGTTAAGGCACTAATGACCGAAGCTAGAGTTAAAAACGACAATAGCGCAAACAGGAGAGCACAAGCGGCATCAGAAAAAGCTGAGAAGGAACGGCTGCGTAATATCGAGCGTGCGCGACGGCAACAGGAACAGTCAGACCTTCGAGCGCAGCGTGAGCAAGAGCGTGTTGCGAAAAAAGAGGAAGCATACGCGAACAGGTTAGCTTCTCTAAAAGCTCGTATCGAAGAAATTCAGAAGCGAGTCAACCAGCACAAGGGAGACGGTGGGTTAGTCTATACACAAGCGGCTTTCAATGCAGAGATAGCACGAATCAACAAAATCAAACAGGCTCTTCTTTCGATGGGACATAAAAACCTTGCAAGTGCGATAGTTCCGGAGAATATGCTGGCGGGCGTCAATAAGTGGCAAAGTGACAAACCCCCGTTGGGTGCGTATCAGAGGTTCCGGCAAGAGCTAAATAAAGCCCGAGAGAGCGCAGAAAATATGTTCCATTCTTTTAAGCGCACGAATAGTGAAGCAGATAAGATTCGGTTCGAGAAAGCTCGCACAGAGCTTATGAGACTCAACCATCAAGCGGAAGAGTTTAATAAGCAAATCTCTAAGGCTGCAAGAACAGAGCTTACCTTGGGGAACATCATTAAACGAGCAAAGGAAGCGGCAAACTGGAAGATCGGTAATGCTATCGAGAACGCTATTGTTGACACTCCTTTCGAGGCTTTTCATGACATCAAAGAATATGAGCTTGCTATGGCTGGCGTTACACAGGTGTTGCCAAAACTTGAGTTAGGTCAGCAGCACGTCAACGAAGAGTTCCAAGCGTTCACGGAGATCGCTGGTAGATACGGACAAAGCATTAGGGATGTTATGGAAGCTGGCAAGTCTATCGGGCGTATGTACGGTCACGACAACGACGAGCGAGGCGAATATACATTAGGTGTAGAGAACACAAATCTCCTTACGATGCAAGCGGCAAAGATGGCTACCGTTGATAACTTCGATGTGTTAGAAGCGACCAGAGGTCTTGAATCTGCTCTTGCTCAGTTCAACATGCAGACGGATGACTCTAACCTTTTGATGGCGCGTTCGGCACATATCCTCGACATCTGGACGGCATTAGCTCACCAGTCTGGCGCATCGGCACAGGACTTAACGGAAGGCGTACGTCAAGCTGGCGCATCGGCACATTCCGCTGGTGTTTCCTTTGAGTTTCTGAACGCTCTTATTGCAACTGGTGTTCGTAGTACGGCGAAAACCGGTAATGAAATCGGCACTACACTCAAGTCTATGTTCTCTTCGATGCAGTCAGATAAGGCTATTAGGGCTATGCAAGACTTCGGGATCGAGGTTTATCGTGTCGGAGAAACAGGCAAAACAGAGATGCGTCCGTTGCAAGATTTGATTATGGACATTTCTCTGGCTCTCCAGACTACAACAAAGGACACAAAGGGTGTCACGGACTTTTTGCTTGCTATTTCCGGCGGTAAGTTCCAAATTTCTAAGGTTGACGCTATTCTTAAAAATTACGGAGAGATTCAGCGTGCATTGGGCGTTGCTCGTAATTCTGCGGGGTTCACAAACAAGCAACTCGAATATCAGATGGACACGATGTACCGCAAAATCGAAACACTCAAAGCGAATATCGCGTCTATTTTTCAGCAAGCTGGCAGCGATGGCTTAGTTAATGACATGAAGTGGATTCTCAATATTCTTATACGCGTAACAAAGGGTATGAGTACGACAGAAAGCCATGCTTACAAATGGGCAAAGGGTATTACGACTGTTGTTGCGGCATATAAGCTACTTCCACCTCTTTTGAATGTGATCGCACGCGCGTCGGGAAGGGCTGCCGGAGCTTGGGTTGCTACACGAGCCTCTGGTGTTGGCATCGCGGGGGTAATTCCTAGTGTTGGCTCTAGTACGATCACGGATGCAAAAGCGAACTATCTTTCAAGGCGTGGTTCTCAGTTTAACAGAACAGATAGTCGTTTAAGCAGAACATCCGGAAGCACGGGTGCTACGGCGGCTACTAACGCAAACACATCTGCAACAACGGCAAATGCTACGGCTCATGCAAATGCGGCGAGGAGTGTAACAGCGGAAACATCTGCATTAACACGGCAAAGTGGAGCATTGGCAACGAATACTGCGGCTCACGGGAGCAACACGTCTGCTTTGGTACGACAAAGAGGAGCGACTTCAAGTGCTGCTGCAGCCCAGAATACTATGAGGGCAGGACTAACGAGGACAAACATGGTCTTAGCTCAAAATGGGGTAATGCTTAGGCAGGGGGGAGCGAATCTAAAGAGATATTCCAACTTGTCACAAACCGCTGCTGCAAATACAAGAAGAATGAACTTGGAGACGGCACGGGTAGTTCCGGCAGTTCAGAAGATTGCTCCTGCGGCAAGAGCGGCATCCGGGGCGATGAATGGAATAGCGTCGGCTACAATGGGGCTGACTGCTGCTTTTGGTGGTTTGCAAGGTATGCTTATTGCTTTGGCGGCTATGTCTGCTATCTATCTTGTGGTAAAAGCAGACGGACTAGGAGAAGCTGCTGAAAAAGCTGAGAAGCTAAGGCAGGAGACGGAAGATGCGATTGTGACTGCGCAGGAGCTGGAAGAGCAAAGCCGTAGGAACGGTGAAGAAGCAGAGCGACTGGCAAATAAATATAACGAGCTTGCAGACGAACTTGAAGGACTAGAAAGCGCAGCCGATAATTCTTCCGATTCGTTAGAGCGTCAGAATGAGATCAAAAAGAATATGGGGCTTATCAGCGAACGCCTTGCGGTCATTTTGCATGAAAACTCCGATCAGTTTATGGAAGATGGCAAAATGAATCTTGACATGATTGAAAAACTAGCTCAAGCAGATAAAGATAAGGCTTTGGCTACTATCACTAACAAGGAGTCCGAAGTTGACGCGGATATAGCGGCCACCGATACTGCTATACGAAACACACAAGATCGCATAGATGCCTTAAGGACAGAGGCTTATTCTGCTGGAAAACTAGCTCTTGTTTATCGCGGTCTGTATGCTGTTATCGCTGGTGTACATTCTATTATGTCTTATGCCGCTCAGACTGGCGAGAGTATTCTCTCTGATGATATAGGAGAACAGTTCCGCGCCGCAGGGAATATTCCTATCATGGGGGCTGCCTCTCTTCCTGGGGTTGAAGTAGTAAAGGCGGTCATGGGGAAAGAGTGGGTAGCTAATGAGAAGGCGTGGCTTGGCAAATCTAAAGAGTGGGCTGATAGTCAAGCGTGGGAAAACATATCAAAGGCAACTGATCCTAATTTAAATCCAGAAGCACTGTGGGACATGGAGAAGATACAAAAGGTACTTCCAGACCTACAGTCGCGACAGAGTGACCTTCAAGCACAAAAAGATAAAATACGTGAGGCTTCCAATCGAATTAAGCTTCCCGAAGACATTGACACTACCAACGAGAACCGCAACTATGATCGTGATGCCACGATGCCGGATGAAAAAGATGGCAAAGGTAGAGATAAAAAAGGTCGCGAAGGAAAAGAAGATAAAGAGTCGTGGTCTTTCGATTCAGAGTTTGACAAAGGCATAGCGGCTATCCTAGAAGGAGAGAATAGCCCACTTAAAGGTAAGGCTTCGATCACTGCGCTTATGTCGTTGGCTGCTGCTATCAATGGCACGGACGTACACGGAATGAAATCGGATTCGTTTGATAACCCGTTAGGCGTGACACCAGAGATGTGGGAGAAGTATGCTTCTGAGTATACGCGAAATGCTCACAACAGCTTCGGAGTCTTTGCTGACGAATGGAATGAGATTCTTGACAGTGGCGTATCCTCTTTTGAAGATGCTGTAAGAAAATACCTTCTCCGAATCGGAAAAAGTGAAGAAGAAGCAAGTTCTATCGTTACTCAGATAGCGGAAAACTCTGCATACATGGACGAGCATTATGATTTCAAGAACGCAGCGGGAGCTGTTCCTAAGCGTAATGAGAAAGGTACTGGCTTCTCCGATGGGACGAATGCTTTGTCATTACTTGACACCAGTATCTACAATAACCTCGGACAGACGATGAGGAACCATGCTGTAGGCTGCGTAGAAGCTGTGGATCAAATTCTTGCCGGAGTAGAGGATTACTTCAAAGGTTTGTATGACGAAGAGGTGTTCCGTGTTCCCAATCTCATAGAGCGTATGATTAGCGATGGGTACAGCGTTGTTCCTTTCGATGCGTCACAGCTTGAAAAAGGCGACATTATCTCCTTTAACGACTTAGGAGTATCGCGTGATGCTAACCCCGCGTCTGATAGTGATGGGCAGAATGTTCACGTTATGCTCTATTCTGGTGATGGCAATATCGTGGGCAACTCTACGGATGCAGATAAGATCGTTACTAGGACACTTGCGGAGCATGAAACATATCAAACCCCTGCGTGGATTATCAAAACAAATATCGCGAATGGCGGTATGGGTGTTAGTTCGGATAGTCAGTACAAGGATGATCTCCTTTCAAAATACTACGGCAGCAATAACGGTTCTGTCTATAGCATGGGCTACGATTACGCAAAAGAGTTCCAGAAGTTCATGGAGATGTCGGAAGAAAAGTATAAGATGGCGTCTACGAGCATCGAAAACTCTAAGAGGTTCTATGGCGATAACTTCTCCGATTCGCAGAAAGAATATGTTGCCGAGCTTGAGCGACTGGCTGACTTGTCGAAGCAGAAACGTGTCGTAGATCAAGCCTACATTCGCGCACAAACGAAGGTGAACGACTTCCTCGCGCAGCATCCGGAAATCGAACGTGCCTTAAAGAACGATAAAATGTCTTGGGATGACCTTACGTTAGAGGAGCAAAAAGAGCGTTTTGAAAAAGTTGGGGGCAAAGATAGCGGTAAAATCATAGACCAAGCGGATGCGCTGCGTAAATCGCGAAACAGCATTAACGAGCAACACGAAGAGCAGTTTTACAGGTTTAACTCTGTCCGGGGGTACCTTAACCCTCGTGAAGCATACGAATATCGAAGGGATATCTTGTCTAGTACCATTGACAACGACGGTGCAGAGCGTGACTGGTTTAATCAGACAGAGCGTGCAAAACAAGAGAAAGACCTCGCGGAAGCAGAGTTGGCTCGACTTAAAGAGCGACTGGCTCAAGAGAAAGAGAACAACGACAGGCAAGTAGAAGAAGCCAAGGAACGCATCGAAAAGGATAAGAAGTATATCGCTGTCCTCAAAGAGAAGAAAGACCTTACGAGCGAAGAGAGGGAAGAACTTGACAGACTTACAAAGTCTATTGAGATCAATACTTCTATCGTTCAGAATGGTACAGAGGCATATCGAAATGCAGAAAAAGCCGTAATATCCCAGAGTGAAGCCGTCAAGGAAGCGACAGAAAACTATCACAAACTTGCGGATGAACTACATCGAGTAGAAAGTGATATGACGACTGATTTCTTCGATAAGCTGATCGTCCAAGGCAACTCTTTAAGGGACATCTTAGGTGACATCGTGAAACAGATCGCGTCTATTACGATTCGGAGAAGTTTTGATAACATCTTCGGAGTTAAGCATGAGAGCATGGGTTCGATAGATGACATTCTCGGAGGCAAGTATTCTCGTAAAAAACCGTTGGCACAATATCTGGAAGCAACAACGATTCCCTCATCTCCGTTCTACCGGAGCAGACTGTTCCCCACGATTCAAAACGGCAGCGGAATTGGGTACGAAGGTGGAGTAGGAAATGCTGTTCAAGGGCTTACAACTGCTATGACCGCACAGACGGCTGCTACCGCGGCAAATACGGCTACAACGGCTACTGGAACTACCGTACAAACGCTGGGAAATACCGCTACACAGTTGGCGACGGTTACACAACAGGCATCTACGGCTACCGATGCGGCTGTTACGACGGCAAACACTATGGCCCTTGGAACCTTGACTGCACAGATGGCTGTTACGTCTGCATCCAGTGGCTTTGGTCTATCCTCTATTTTCGGCATATTTGCTAAAGGCGGCTATATCCCGAGCGGCGTTCCTGGTTTTGCATCCGGAGGCTTTTCTGGAAGCGGTCTTATCCGTGGAGCTGGGACGGGAACCAGTGATAGCATTTTGACATACTTGGCTCATCGGAGACAGTTTATCCGCACATCTGACGGTGAATATATCATCAAAAAAGACAGTGTAGATAAGCTGGGGATTCCGTTCCTTGACATGCTTAACAGTCAACCGGAACTGGCTCCTGCGATGGACGGCTTTAAGCGCTATATGGATGGTGGTTCGTTGGGTACAAGTATGAGTCCGACGATGAAAGCATCTACGGCAGAGAGCTATCGTAGGTTCAATCGAGCCAACGGCGCAATAAAAATGGCATCGAATGAAAAGATGGAGAACTTACTTGCAGGTCTTCGTGAGGATGTCCGAGCAGGAAACAAGCAGGAAACCCCCGTTCAGCCCGTAATACTCAATACGCAAGCATCCAGTGCGGAAGTTATGAAAGCTATCGCCAAGAATCCGAGAGCGTTCAACAAGATTATGGGAGGTCATCAGAAGCATGGCTTTAGATAAGTTTTTGTTCTTTCCTTACGGTGATGTTAAAATCACATACGCTTGGGGGAGCAAAGAAACGGAATACGAAAGCGGCTACAAGAAGTACAAGCGTGTTCGCATCGCATCGAAGAAGAAATATTCATTTACTGTGTCTGGCTTAACCAAAGATATGGAGCGGCTAATTCGGTTCTACAACGATCATCAAGGGCAATATAAGCCGTTTCTCTTTGAGTACGACGGAATTGAAGAGGTCTGCTATTTCTCCGATGTGCTAAATATTACACGACTGTACGAGTGCGCTACTCCTGTCGGATTCAAGTGTGAGGTAGGTCTTTCCGTGAAAAAGCAAAAGACGAAGTATGGCGCTCCCTTAGAGACGAATATGCTCCCTGCTCCTTACGGCGAGATCAAACACTCTATAGATCATAACGTGCAGGTCTTGGAGATGGGTGCAGAAGGTCGGCGCATCAAGTCTACATACCCACATGAAAAACTGTCTTGTAATTGGAGCGGACTAAAGAAAGACCGAGATAGAATTATCAACCTGTTCAACTCTCATTGCAGGATTCCGTTGCTCATGAAAAAAGGTAGTAAGGTCTACAAAGTCATACTTCCCGATTCGCTTGAAATAACAGACCGCAGAGAACAGCAGCGTATCGTTGGCTACAAGACAAGCATGGATTTGGAGGTAGTCAATGACAAAGAACACCGATGAAGTATGTGACATCAATAGATTTGTGGGGATTCCTCATTATTTTGGGGAGTCCTCTTTTAATAAGTGCGACTGTTTAGGCTTGTGCCGTTTGTTTTACCGTGAGCATGGATACGGAGAGCGTATAGAAGACGGCAAGGAGATCACAGAAGGAAAGAGTTTCGGTGCATGGCGCAGGCTTTATACATACCTTTTGACACACATGGATAAGGTTTCATGTGAAACTCTACAATACGGTGATTTGGTCATCTTTGAAATCGAAGGAGAGGTTCATCTTGGAGTATATCTATCGTATGGGAAACTGTTAGCTATGCAGGTGCCTGTGAAGTTTGGTAAGACAACAAGTACGATCTACCATCGTGACTGGTGGAAAAGGTACTTCAAATATGCTTTCCGGAGAAGGGAGTGAATATATGCCGTCAACATTACCAGTTCAAATGAGTGCTGCAAAAGAGAGCGGCAATCCGTTCTTCGTTGAGTTGTATGTGTTGGAATTACGGAATGGAATAACCCGCATAGCAGCTTGCGATGAGGACATCATATACAACGGAGAGAAATATGTCGCTGTGCCATTCAAGCGTGGCGAAATCACAAAAAGCATGGATAACATTACAGATGCTTGTGAGGTTACGTTAGGCGACTGCTCGTATGAGTTGCTGTCTTATGTTATGCAAGGCTTTGATTTTCGTGGATGCAATGCGACAGTGGCGCGTATTTCGTACCCAGAGTCTCTGGCAGACCCAAGCATAATTCAGCTTGTATTCTCCGGGTATATTGATGAACCTTCTTATTCCGATGGGCAGTTCGTTTGTAAGATTAAGTCCCGAATACCTGACATCGAATGTCCGAACCGTGATTTCCGTCTTGCTTGCAATAGCGAGTTCGGAGACGAAGAGTGCGGCATGGACTTGGCCGTAGAGAAAGTTGGCATAATAGGCGCAGAACAAAACAAGATCGTTGTTCAAGGATCGTGGAACGAGAACTACTGGCGTAACGGCGTAGCGTCCATTGAGGGAGAATCTAGGGTGATTCACAAATCGGACAGAAATACGATCACACTCAACGTCAACTTTGCTCAAGATGCGCGAGGTATGGAAGTTACCCTACAAAGAGGTTGCGATAAGTCGGCTAATATGTGCCGTAAGTACAACAACATGAAGAATTTTAGCGGGTTCCCTGCAATTCCGTTTGAAACACAATATAGGTAGGTGAAACAATGACAGGAGTAGGCTATGGGCTTGATATTTTCTCCGATGTGAACAGTCTACAGAGGTATGGCTATTCGTGGCAGCCTTTTCAACCGTGCAGCGAGGAAGAGGAACGACTAGCAAAGCGATTATTCAAGCACGCCAGATTCAAAGGTGGAGGCAAGAGCGGCGGCAAGCTGTTCGGAGCTATCCTTTTCGGGTTTGTTTCTGCGGGCTTCGGGTTCTTTGGCGCAGGGCTTAGTGCGATTTCTAGGTTTGTTATGGGAGCGTCACTCTTTAGCAGTATATGGACGGCCACACATAAACCTAACACAAATTCTCAAGGTAACGTCAGTGTTCAAAGGTTTGATCGACAGCAAGAGCAAATGACTGCGGATATGCCCGTGCAGATCGTATATGGCAGACGTATCATTACAGGAAACCAAACGTACCATCAGACAGACGCAGAAGCGAAGCAACTTCATAAGCACGTTGTTTTGTGTGAAGGTGGCATTAGTAAGATCGTCAGCGTGACAGCGAATGAATTGCTTGTGCCCAAAAAAGAGGATAGCAAACAGAGCAAGAGCGGCATAATCTTTACCGTTCGGAACATCAAATATGAAAACGCGGGGATTCATCTATCCAACAAAAAACTCACCTTTATCTATGGAGACAAATCGAAAGAAGTCCAGCTGGTCAACAAAAAAGATTTCGAGGGTGGGGGCGATAAGTCGTTTTGGGAGTGGCAGGTCAGTATATCTGGTCTTATTTCGTACATAAACCGCTTAGGCGATGGTTGGCAAGCATTTCCCTACGCTGCTACGAGCAAATATCCGGGAGATATTCATAATATAGACGCTGGGTGTTATGCGGACTTTGCGGCTCTAACTATGGACACTGTGACAGGTGGCACAACGTACACGTTCTACGATGGGAAGCATCCGGAAAACTACGAAGAGACAGGCGGCTATCCAAAAATGGCTTGGCTCGATATGTATTTCACCGTATCAGAGGAGATCAACGGCAATCCTTCTGTGTCTTGCTTAGTTGAAGGACTCAAGGTGCTGGACACGCGATCTGGAAAAGTAGAGTATACAACGAATCCTGCTATGTGTTTGCGGGATTTTTTGTTGTCTAAACGCTACGGACTAGGCAAATGGATAACGTCCGAAATGCTAGACGAAGATAGCTTCAAGGAGTCCGCTGATTACTGCGATAAGGTTATCTCGTATCTTGATCCTGCAGGAGTTGTGGTGCGGGAGAAACGCTATGAGCTGAATATGATAATCGACCAACGTATGAGCGCAATAGAGTGGCTTCAAGAGATTTTGGCAAATTTCTGTGGTTACATGACGTTTACAAACGGTAAGTTCAAGCTCCATATCGAAAGAGAAACACCCATATCGTATAAATTCAACGATGATAATTGCTTCGATTTGTCTGTAGCCCCGTTAGCTTTGTCTGAAACGCCGAACAAGTACAGTGTAGCTATTATTGATCCTAGAAATAACTGGAAAACAGTGCATTGTATCTGTGAGGATTTCGCCGATCAGAAAGAGCGTCAAAAGATCATCACGAAAGAAGTTCAGCTTAACGGCTGCACGTCGCAATATCAAGCTCTACGGCTGGCACGCTTCTATCGCGATCAGAATTTAGCTTGTCCTTTACAGGTGAGTTTCAAAACTGGCGTAGAAGGTATGCATCTTGAACCGGGTGATGTGGTGACCATATCTTATCATGGCGTATTCGTTGATCTTCCTATTCGTATCGCAGAGATTAAGGAAACGGAAGATGGCGATTACGAGATAAGTGGTCGGCAATACAACGACAATCTGTACGGCGATGAGTTAGGCGGCGGCATCCACTGGTATAACTATGTAGAAAATAAGGGCATGGCGACAGAAAAAGACGAAATCCCCCCAAAAGACGCTAAGAATGTCAAGGCATATACTCAACGTCGGCGCAACGAAGATGGCTCAACGAGATATGACATTCATATTTCTTTCGATTTGCCAAGTAGTCCATCTATCGAATGTGGGCAGGTATACTACAAAACAAAAGCTGCTGTGGGTACAGAAATCGGCGTGTTTGACGAGGGTGTGCCGGCGGATGAAATCGGATGGAGTAGAGAGTGGAAGTTCGCAGGGGAAAGCCCCCGAGAGTTCATTCTTCCTCGTGTCACTGTTGGAGAGACATATCGTATTCGCGTCGTTGCCAAGAACAAGAGCGGCATGACATCGGGCTTAGAGACTGCGCCGGAAGTAATCATAAAGGCAGCGGCGAAAGAGACTGTTCCTGCTATGCCATATAACCTTCGATACGACTTCCAAAGAGAGTTTCTTTTTCGTTGGGATGATGTCCCCGATTCGGATGTAGTGTACTACGAACTTCGGTTAGATGCTAACGTGGGTTCGTCTGCTGGACTGCTGGGAAGGACGCAAAACACGTCAATCGCCGTAAATCTGACTTCTCGTGTTGGGAATGTATTTCTGTATGCTGTCAACTCCTTAAAGAAAGCAAGTCATCCTGCTCAAGTGAAATATAACTATCCCAAACCTGCAGCTCCCAAAAGTATTACATTCTCGGAAATTCCTAGAGGTGTCAATATCTCTGTCGAAGAGTTTCCAATCAATACTGTGGGGATGAAGCTATATATCGACGGAGCGGGGACATCAGAAGTTTTGGACTTAAAGGCGAACAGTTATGTGTTTCACGGAAAGCCAGACATTTACAAGGTATCTGCTGCTTATGTCGATCTCATTGGAGAAGGTTTTCGTTCAGCAGAATATACATGTGTTGTCAATGCTACGTTCAAAGAGGAATGGATAGAAGACGGAACGCTGTCTATTAAAAAGATGGACAAAAGCGTAATGGATGCTGTCACCAATGCTACAAAGTCCTCTAAGGAGATTTTGAATATCAACACAGCTATATTAGGGCTGCGGGAAACAGACAAGCAGATTACGGCCACTCTTGCCGACAAAGAGCGAAATTTAGCCTCTCAGATCAAACAAACCGCTGACAGTATCAATGCCACGGTGGCAGACAAAACAAGAAACCTCGCGTCGCAGATTTCAGCACAAGCAAATCGCATTTCGTCTATTGTTACAAGTCTAAGTGGAAAACCAGGTCAAAGTGGGTTTTCGGCTCTTACTCAGTTACAAGACGGTATAAATGCCCGAGTGGTCAAAGGCGATGTCATCAACCAAATCAATATGACTGCCGAGGGAACGAAGATAGACGGCAAATACCTTCATGTTACCGGAAAGACAAGATTCGACAACGATATCATCGCATCGGGAATGATAAAAGCGGGAGCGATCAGCGCAGATAAAATAGCAGCAAAAGCTATCACGTCAGATAAGATGAGCGTGGATTCTCTGTCTGCGTTGTCGGCTAAGATCGGTGTCTTGAGAACAAAGGACAGTGGAGCGCGTGTTGAAATTCGCGATAACCTAATTTTGGTTTACGACGAGAACAACGTCTTGCGAGTGAAAATGGGAGTGTGGTAATACGAAAGCGAGCCTAGAGATATACGACAAAGACGGGAAGAATATCTTCGATGTGAATAGCTGTGTATACAAGAAACTTGGCACATTCTCTGTTATTTCGGGCGAGGATGGTCAAATCGTAGACACTAATATCGTGGGGAAGAATATTATCGTGAGGGTAGTTGGGGGGAGTCTTGCTCGCGATGGGGTTCTCTATGGAACATATCCCTCTAGCATCACTGTAGACAAAAATTCTGGCGTTATTCGATGGAAAGGAATAAAACTTGACTCTTTAACATTGGGCGAGGATGGGTACGAGGAGACTGTTTTCTCTAAAAAGTTATGTATCGTTTATGAATACGGGTGGTTTTAGATGAGCAGCTATTTTTCAGTTATTAACGATAACGGAGTTACTACTATAGACGATAATACCCAAACACTGGGAGTGGTACGAGAGGGATCTGTTCGAGCAAACATCTCTAGAGGTGAAATATATGGTTTCTCTGTCACAAAAGGGGAGTCGGTATCTTTTCGACCGGAAGGTGACGCAAAAATGATATGTTCCCCACCTATTATATATGGGGGAAATTTTGTGTATTTTGTAGCCACCACAAGCGACGTAAACATAAAATACAGAGTATACAAGAAGGTTTCTTTGGAAGTTCATCCTTCTCATGGCTGCGGGTTACTTCTTTTTGATGAGCAGGAGAGAACGATGTTCAATAGTTCCTCGAGGACATGGATGCATAAGGGGTATTACCAAAGTAATTACTTTTTTAAGCAGGGAGAGTTATCGGAAGAAATAGTAAAGGCTTTTCTGGCTCTAGACTATGTTTACTCTGGAAGAACATCTCCACAGGACTACAACAACGGAGGAACAGGAAACGAGCCGACCACAATAGCCTTAAACATTGACGCCTATGTGAATCCGCTCAGTTCTCCGTGGATAACTCTCTTTAGTGACACCAGAAGAGTAGCAGACCACAGATTCACGACGCTGGGGTATATTTTCTCTGGTAACAAGTTGACCACAGAGAGATATTTCGACACATGGTATATTCCTAGAACCGTTTTCGGAAGTGGCAATATAGACTGTCTTTCTGTTGCGACGGTAAAGGGAGTCATGGTGGGGATAATGTCTGGAACTTATATGTTCAACATCGTCGAATAAACCAGGACATTCTCATAACATAAGAAGGGGTGATAATTTGAAGGGATTCCAGTATTTAGAACAACGTGACACACATGACGCTATCACAAAAGCAGGTGTGGTGTCTAAGAAGACTCCATTCGCTACAGCGGATAATGCAGGTATTTATGATACTATCGCAGAGAACTTCCGCTATCTAAAGGATGCAGTTGACAACATCTCTGATACAAGTGAGATTTCTTCGATTCGTGATGAAGTCAAAAATATGTACGAGCAGATGAAGACAGATGGCAACTTTGGTGTTGTCGCAGCTAAGGCGCAGGCGCAAGAGGCCCTGAAACAAGCAAAAGCCGCTGCTGAGAGTGCATCAAAAGCATCGGTGTCGGAGCAGAACGTACAGAATAATACTGTGACAGCAAACAATCTCTTGGACGAGGTTAAGCGCAGGCTCTCGGAAACGAAGTCTATGCTTGATCGTATTAAAGAGCTGGCAAAAGCGGGAGAAGCTAAACTGCAAGAAGCTGAAACTTCCATAAAGGGCAGCGAACAGAATGTAAAAAGTCTGGAAGCGTCTACAAAGGCAGCAGAAGCAAATGTGGCATCCATACAATCCGATATGAAGAGCGCTTTATCTGAGGTTCGGGCATCCAAAGAGGAGATAACCGGCGTTGCATCTGATGTACAAAAAAATCGCGAATACGTCAGTAATACTTGTGAAGAAGTAAAGGTAGCAGCAGCAAAAGTAAAGGAGTCTGAGACTTCTGCGAGTAACAGTAGCGAAAACGCAAAGAAATGGGCTACGGCACCAGATTCTCCCGATGGGGTAGTTGACATGGACTCTCCCAGTGGGAAGACGGCGTCATCTCGATCATGGGCTATCGAATCGAAGAAAAAGGCTACTGATGCGACCAAGGCTATGGAAACGATTAGGGGTTTACACGAAACTGTCATAACGGCTCGTGATGTGGCTGTAAAAGCAGAGCAGTCGGCGAGGGCTATTCAATCTGTTGTTGACGTGGCTATGGGTGCAGCGCAACAGGCACTAGCAGATATAAAAGCTATACGCAACACTATCATTAGTTCCATCACATGGAAAGGTATAGTTGATTCTTATTCCGATTTGCCAAAGAACCCAGAAAAGGGCTGGATATACTGCGTAAAGACAGCAGACAAAGAGCACAAAGTCAGCGCAGGTGATTATCTGATTTGGAACGGCGCAGGTTGGGATAACGCTGGTAAGTTTATCGACATGACACAGTTCGCTAAAATCGGCGACAACGTACAATTCGGAGAGATCAACGGGTATACTACTCCAGAAGGTACAGGCGAATTTGTCGTAAGTAAAGGTGGAAAGGTGTCTCTCGGCAAGGATGTACAGGTTGGGGAAATCAATATCTTCGGTTCGGGAAATGGGCTAAATATGAGCAATGACGACGGTTCTATCGTTCGGTTGAAGAACACTAAGACCGATAACGCAAGTAATGCAGATAGAGCTTCTGATTCTGACAGGCTCGGAGGTAAGACGCTACAAGAAATCGGCGCCATCATAAGTGACGTTCAGACCACTCTTACTTCTTCGATAAGCAAGGTTAAACAAGATGGAGATAATGCGATCAAAAATGCTATCGACTCTATCAGAGGTATGTCTCCCGATGCGTTGAATACTCTGCAGAAAATCGCGAGTGCCATCAACAACGATGCCAGTTTTGCGACCACTATTACGAATGCTTTAGACGGCAAGGCAAACAGGAACGAGACATATAGCAAAGGCGAAGTCTATAGCAAAAACGAAATCAATCAGTCTTACCGCAAGATAGGCAATAGAATTGTAGATGGTGATGTAGACTGGAACACCTTGACCGAGCCTACGACGTATAAGATCCAAGATGTTGTAATGGATTCTGCTCATCATGCGCCGCCGAATGAATATAACTTTGGGCTGTTGGTCGTGAATCGCTTAGAAAATGGTGCAGATGGCGAATGGCGTACCGTGCAAATCTATTTCCCTCATCAATCTCGCGGTTATTGGTCTCGCATGTATAATGGCCCTGCCGATTATCGCGCTGAAAGTTGGCGAGAGTGGAGATATATCCCGACGCAAAACGAAGTCGAAACCATCGCGGAGCAAAAAGCGAGTACGAAGGTCGCCAAGTCGGGCGATACAATGACGGGGAGACTTACCGCTCCGTCCGTGCTTGTCAATGACTGGTTTAGAGCACTTGGCGATTGTGGTTTTTATTTTGAAGACCACGGCGGCGGCTGGCACATGACAGACGACGAGTGGATAAGGGCACATAACGGCAAGAATATTTACACGTCGGGGAAGATATGTTGTGATGCCGGCTTTGAAGGTGATTTGCGCGGTACGGCAGACAATGCTAATATCGCGCAGTATGTAAATAACGATCACACAAACATGCGCTTTCATTGGAAAGATCAAAGTGGGCAGCCTGTATGGGTGTGGGGCATGAAGGGCGGCGATTCAGGGCATTCTTATGTGTGGAATCCATCTAATTTCAACGTCAATCATGCTAAAACAGCAGATCGTGCAGATACAGCAGGGCAAGCTGACGTTGCAGTTAATATTCCGACGAAAGACGTTGGGGGCAATATATGGATTTCCTAGGCGGTGATAAACGTGGCACTTTATAAAAAGAAGTTGCATATCAGAAAAAACAATACGATTGAGTCAATACATCTATATACAGAGAAAAATGACATAGATGGAACGGCACTCGTATTGCGCGACGGAAACCTTCCTTTGTACGCTAAATTAGGTGACGTTGGGACATCACTACGGATTAGATACGGAGATCGCGTTCTTAGTGTTGTTGCTGAGGCTACTCCTACTGGTCAGCTTACTCTACAGCCTATAGAGTGGGTTTGTCCGTATGGTGTGACGAAAGTAAAAATAGAAGGTATCGGTGGAAGTTTCGTTGCCAACGTAATGGGGGGTAAAAAATATGTATTTCGATTCGAGGTGCATGAAATACCCGGTTACGATTACGGATTTATAGTTGAATATTTCTGTAACAATGCTCATATTTACACCTCGACAACAGATAGTAATGTTGTTCTGTATTACTCCCCTGAGATAAACAAGCTGGTAGCTACAAAAACATTATGACGTAAGGAGTGATAAAGTGTTTGATATTAACAAAATGAAAGTCGTATACAAATATGACAAAGATGGTGTTCTGTGTGGAACATCTATTCTCGATGAGCGCAACAAAGACACGGCAACGGGCAAGTGGGTATATCCCCCGAATACAACTCCCGTAGTGCCCCCATCGAATCGGAAAGGGTATTGTCTGGTGTGGAAATTTGGAGTGTGGTCTTATCGACCGTATGAGCCGAAGATTGTGCTGTCCGAAAAAGCCCAGCTGGAGAAAGAGTATAAGGATGCTCAGGCGAATTGCGCGAAAAATATCTCTCTCGCTTTTCTGCGTGGTGACGACGAAGCGGTGAGGGGTATTCGTGAAGACTTTGCGGAAATTCAGCAAGCCTACAACGAGATGCAAAACGACACGCAGACAGCCACGCAAACTGGCACGGAAGGAGAGTGACGACATGGGAAGATTTTTCAAGTTGCCGAAGCGTTGTCCTTATTGCGCCCATAGGCTAAATAAATTTGGACAGTGCAAGAACCCGAACTGCATTATTGGGTATGTTCCCGATAAGAAAAAAGCGACGGCTGCTGCGGAGACAGAGACTACGACTACTACGGCGGCTACGACGCCTACGACAATGGAGCGCACAGACGAGGAAGTGGCAAGCGTGAGAGAGACATAAACAAAGAGGTGATAGTACGGAACAGGAAACTTTAGAGTATCGACTCAAGGTATTGGAGGAACAGTCTACGAAAATTCTCGAGGCACTAAACGAGCTGAAAAGGGATCTCCCCACTCAGTATGTAGCAAAAGAGGTTTATAACGCTAGACTTATCGGACTTGAAGGGAGGGTAAGAGAATTAGAGAAGAGCAAGGATACAGCTTTTTGGGCTATCGTTACTGCGATGGGTTCAACTTTGTTCACTCTGGTTCGCATGGCTCTTGGACACTAACACTACAACAAAAGACAAACATTCTATGTGGTCGAGCGGGGTAAATATACTACTCCGCTTTTCTGATTGGGTACGGCACAACACGTTTACTTGCGCGGCGCTTCTGGCATTAGCTTGGAGTGTTTTTTTTATGGCCGTGGGTACAAGCTGGCTTGTCGGTTTCTGGCTTAACGGCATCTTTGGCTATAAATTTGAGTTGGCTTCTGCATGGCAAGGCCTACTCGGAGCACTAGGAGCGATCCCTAGCCTGTATGGGTTGGTCAAGCAGTCGCTAGGCAAGTATCGTATCGACAGTGAGTTAAACTCCCCCGGGGGAGAAAAGCCACGGTAAGGAAGGAGAATATATGAGAAAAGTTTCTATGCAAGAAATCCATGAGATGGCATCTGCGGCGCGAGAAGCCGTCTGGAACGATGCTCAACGACATGGAAGAGAACCTAAAGTGTACATCCATTGGAGCGCAGGACATTATGGACAGCTCTTTGACGACTACCATATCAACATTGATTCCGATGGCAGTCTTTATGTAGCTACAGAAGATTTCTCCGATGTGCTTAGTCATACGTATCGAAGAAACACTGGTAGTATCGGCATTTCTATGGCTTGCTGCGCGTTTGCTACGACGAGCGATCTCGGAGACGAACCACCCACGGAAGCGCAGATTGATGCTATGGCTAAAGCTATCGTTGCTGTGTGTGATGGCTTGTGGCTGACAATCGACAAAGATCATGTCATGACACACGGTGAAGCCGCTGACAACGAAGATGGTCTTTATCCGCATGAGCCGTATGGTCCGAAAAATGGCTGTGAGAGATGGGATCTTGAGCTGTTGGGTACGCCCGAAAGCCCCGTATTCAATGCGTATGCAACGGACGGCAGTCGTGGGGGAGATGTGTTGAGGGGCAAGGCTTTGTGGTGGAAAAATGGTGGTTTGAATTTTGACTAAGATGGATATGAAAAATGTTAAAGAAAGGGTGAACGATATGTCGTATTTTGCATATAACTGGGTATCTGGCACGGCGTTCTCAGCGTGGGCTTCGGTAAAGAAGCATTGGAGAGTTCCTGCGATTGTGCTTCTCTGCGTCGGTATCTTCTTCTGCGGATGGTATTCTTGCGTGCGGCATAACGCGAACGTGAAGGAAATCGAAAAGCCAGTTGAAGTGCCTGTTGTGCAGAAGGTTGTTGAGCGAGTTGAAGTGCCGATCAAGGTGCCTGTGCAAGTCAAAGGTGAAACCGAAGTTCGGTACGTCGAAAAGGAGTCTCCGGAAGATTCCGATGTGAATGTTACGCAGAAACCATCAAAGGTCACTATGACATACAACGACAAACAATACGAGTTTGATACGGTGGCGAATGAAAAACATAAGTTCGACAAGGGCAAGCTCGTGGTTGAACAGGAGTCAAAGACTACGCTCGATGTCACTCCGATCGTCAAGCGCGAAGTGGATATTGCAGTCAAGGAAACGGCGGTAGAGATGAACAAACAGAAGGAGATCGCTGTCAAGGATGCTGTAAAAGAGGAGAAGAAGCACGGTAGGCGTAATGCTATCGAATCTTTCTTCATTGGCATGGGAGCAGCTTTGATTCTGGGGCTTTGATAGAGGGCTGATATTTTGACATAGATAGAGGACATGGCTCGGATTCGTCTGGGCTGTGTCCATTTTTTACGCAAAGGAGAGATGGTTATAATTACAAAAGGCATGATGACAAGTAATACGGATATGTGGGCAACACCACAAGATTTCTTCGATGAGCTAAATAGAGAGTTCAAGTTCAACACCGACGTATGTGCTACAAAAGAGAACGCAAAGTGCCCTATTTACTTTACGCCAGAAATGGACGGCTTAAAGCAAGAATGGGTTGGCGTTTGTTGGATGAATCCCCCGTATGGTAGGCAAATCGGAAAATGGGTTAAAAAGGCATACGAATCTGCTCTTAGTGGCGCTACCGTTGTGTGCTTGGTGCCGTCTAGAACAGATACGAGGTGGTTCCAAGACTACTGTCTAAAAGTGCTTCGTGGTAATGGTATACGTTTTATCCGTGGTAGGCTGCATTTTAACGATTCCAAGCAAGCCGCACCGTTTCCATCCGCTGTTGTGATTTTTTCTCCCGAGACGCTCGGCATAGGGGTGAGCTTATGACAACTCCCATTCTTAACCACATCTACAACGGGGATTGTGTCGCCGGAATGCGACCTCTTCCCGATAAGTGTATTGATCTTGTGGTAACAGACCCTCCGTATTTGATGGGATATAAAACGAACCGTAGGCAAAATAAGAATCATAAGTTCTGCAAGGAGATCAAAGGGGACAACGACTTCGGGCTTATTGAGAATTATATCAAGGAGTGCTATAGAGTTCTCAAAGACAACTCTGCGATGTATATGTTCTGTAATGCCAATCAGATAGCGTTTTTTATCAACACGGCGAAAGACGTAGGATTCAAACTCAAGAACATCATTATCTGGGTGAAGAATAATCATACGGCAGGAGACTTATATGCGGCTTTTGGTAAACAGTATGAGTTTATACTCCTTCTGAACAAAGGCAGACGTGTTTTGAACGGAAAACGTATTACGGACGTATGGTATTACGATAAGGTTACGGGAAAGAAGCAGCTTCACCAGAATCAGAAGCCATTAGACTTACTAGAACGGTGTATCGGGTATCATTCCGATGAGGGCGATGTCGTTTTAGATGGGTTCATAGGCAGTGGTAGCACGGCCGTTGCAGCACGAAATCTAGACAGGAATTTTATCGGCTGGGAAATCGACAAGGAATACTACGACGTGGCTACAGATCGACTACGCAAGGAACGACAAACGGATCAGAGGACGGAGTAACAAGAAGGGGGTAGCGATATGAAGAAACTTGCATCTGTGTGGTTTGATACAGATCGGCAGCAGTACCGTGTGTGTACGGGCAGACAGCTCAAAACTCATGTCGGCAGGTATGAAACGAAAGAAGAAGCAGAAGAAATTGCGGAAGCTGTAGACCGAGCGTACTGTGTCGGGTGGTTAGAAGCAATTCGATCCGTAGCAGAAATGTCGGATATTGCAAGCTGTAGTTTCGGAGATAGATCGAGATGAGCGGATTTGTTGGTCTGCATAGGCATAGTCACTACTCTAAGCGCGACGCCGTGGCCAAGATTCCTGATATTGTGAATCGAATCGGAGAATTAGGGCAAACCGCATGGGCATTGACGGATCATGGCACGACTTCCGGGTTAATGGAAGCCTACAAGGTTACGCAGAAATATAACAAAGAGAACGGAACAAACATCAAATTCATCTTTGGTATGGAAGCGTATTGGATTCCAAACTATTATATCAAAGATCGAAAGGCATCTTGTCATATCCTATTGTTGGCTAAAAACGCCGAGGGCTACAGAAATCTTCTTCGATTGGCTACGGTGGGCTATGGCAACTGCGGAGAAAATCCCGACAACTATTTCTACACCATGCGCTTGACTACGGAAGAAATAGAGAGACACAGAGAAGGTCTTATTATCACATCAGCATGTATGGGGGGCATATTGAATCCAACGGTTGAGCCACCGGAAGCTATCGAAGCTGTGCGAGCGTCCACAAGCAACAAAACCACGTCGGCGAATACCAACGTGCCAGTGTGGGATAAAGACCTTGCCTATGACCGTGCTAGGAAGTTTCAGAGCATATTCGGCAACGACTTCTATCTTGAAATTCAGTGTGCAACGGACAAAGAACAGATAGAGTACAACAAACGCATCGTAGCTATGGGAGAGGAACTTGGTATACCTACGTTTGTAACTGAGGACAGCCACTATGTCTATAAGCATGAAGCCGACACACACCGTAGGTGGCTTGGGATTGACCCTGTTGAAGGAACATACTACCAGACAGATGATTACTACATCCATAGCGAAAAAGAAGTAAGAGCAGCACTACAATATCTTTCCGATGAGAAGATAGAAGAAGTCGTATCAACGACAACGGTGATAGCCGATAAATGTGAAGCTGTAACTATTCCATTCGGAGAAAATCACTTTCCATCTATGGATTTAGGTGGCAAAACGCCTATGAGTGCAATTCGTGAAGTAGTGCAGAACGGCTGGAAAAACAAGGTAGAAAACGTAGTACCGGAAGAGCAGCATGGGATTTATCGCAAACAAGTAGAACATGAATTAGCTATTTTGGAGAAAATCGACTACATCGACTATTTGCTTATGACTCACGATTTTGTGAAAGCCTGTCGTCAAGACAACATACGCATCGGCATCGGTAGGGGTTCTGTTGGCGGCTGTCTAGTAGCATATCTTATGGATATTACGCGCATAGACCCTATCAAATATGGGTTGATCTTCGAGAGATTTGCACATGACAAAAGAAGTTCGAGTCCAGACGTGGATATCGACGTGCCCAATTCGCGCAGACAGGATGCTATACAGTATCTTGAAGATAAATATAAGCTGGTCTATCATGTTCGTACTTTCGGCTATATGGGTGAACGAGCCGCTATCCAACGTGCAGCGAGAGCATTAGGCTATGAACCGTCTGCGTTGAGAAACTTACCCAAGACTATTGAAGAGCAAACAGATGGAGCTTTGAAAGATCTCGCGTCTAAATTTGTGGGGATCATTCAGAACTATGGCTGTCACGCGTCGGCGATCATGCTCTTTCCATCCGATCCTACAGAATGGTGTGCTATCGAAAAACAGGGAAATGACTATGTGTGTGCATACGAATATCATGACCTTGAAAAGATGGGATTGCTCAAAGAGGACGTGCTAGGGATCAAAACACTGGACGCGATAGAGAACACTTGCTTGCTCACAAATGCAGACGTGGACAATCTGCCGGATGATGATAAGACTACGTTCGACATGCTATGTAGTGATGACGTTCTGGGGTGCTTTCAGATAGAATCCGGCGGCATGAGAAAGATACTCAGTGGTATAAAACCGTCAAGCGTGTTCGATCTTGTGCCATTAGTGGCTCTTTATCGACCATCTACTATCCAATCGGGAACAGTGGATGACTTCATAGAGCGACGAAACGGAAAGGCTTACGACTATTTGCATCCAAAACTTGCTGACGTGTTGAGTGACACTTACGGAGTTATGCTTTACCAGGAACAGGCGATGAAGATTGTAGAGGTTATGGCAGGGTACGACTTAGGTCAAGCGGACATGTTCAGGCGTGCAATAGGGCGTAAAATACCATCTGAGATGGCAGAGTTGATTCCTCGATTCGTAAACGACGGCAAACGACTGGGCGTGAATCCGGACGTTATGGAAAAGTTGGCAGAGTGGCTAAGTAATGCCGCTGCATATCAGTTCAACAAATCCCATAGTGCGGCGTATGGGTATACTTGCTACCAGACGGCGTACCTCAAGTCCCATTATCCAGTGGAGTATTTCTGCTCGTATCTTAACGCTTACAAAGGGGACAAACAGGAAGATTTACTGGTCTATATTCATGATGCAAAGCAGCACGGTATCAAAATATTGCCCCCCGATGCGAGATCAACTACTTGTGACTGGCATATCGTTTGTGACGGAAATGGCAAGAAATCCTTACGAATGGCACTAAACTACATAGCAGGTGTGGGCGATTTACCTGTACCACTAGAAAACTATGATGGTATACCAAAAGACAAAGCAGAAGCCCTCATAAAAGCAGGTGCGTTTGACTTTCTAGGTGAGCGTCAGTCCATGCTAGAACACCTCTACAAAGCAGGCACGCTTGATAAGCTACAAAGGCAGTTGGATTTGGCTACCGAGCGATATGAGAAGAACAAGACCGTATACGAATCGGCAAAAGATGGCACAAAGAAAAAGTCTGAGGCTCATTCAAAGATGCTCAAGTATTCTAACCAGAAGTGGGATGTCTACCAAAAGATCGAGGAAGCGCACAAGACCTGCAAAAACGAATTTGACGCATCGACAGCAGAGATGGAAGTGTTGGGTATGACCTTTAACGACATATTCTCCCGATATGAAGCGTCGAAGTATGAAGAGCCGGAGATAGACTCCAAAGGAAAGATCGTAGAGAACAGCAGTAAGGTGCGTGTTGTGTTAGGCGTCGTGAGGCGCATCAAGCACTGGAAACAAAAGAACGGCAAGCCCATGATGTTCTTCGCAATAGAGTGCCCAAGTGGAAAGACATACGATCTTGTGATGTTCAACTCGTGTTATGTTCCTATCGAAGTAAACAAAGTCTATGTGATGTCTTTGAAGGGAAACAAATTTCGCAAATTGATGTGATGTCATTGATGAGAAAACCCTTCTTTTTCCAAAAAAGTGTTGACAAAGCAAGAAAAGGTTGATAGAGTAAACGTGTAGCACGAATATGATTGACTATACAGAAGGAAAGGGGTGTTAATCATGGACTACGCACCTAATAAGATGTTTCCTGCAAGAGTATTATTCGGGTGGCTTGAAAATTACAGAGCTGCTCGAGGGCTAACTCAGAGAGAGATGGCAGAAATGCTTGAATGGAAACCACAGTTTTATAGCGGGTTAGCTAGGAAGAAGAGTGTATTTTCCGCAACTGTTTTTCACGCTGCCAAGAAGCTCAAGACTGATCCCGCCGAAATCCTTCTTTTAGCCGAAGACTCGGAGATGCTGGTAATGCCCATCCTTAAACAGTACCCGAAGGAGGTTATCTTTTGGATGACATCCGAGGAAGGAAGAGAGGCTATCGTCAAGGTATACACGAAAAAACTCATCAAAAAGATGAAGAAAGACATAAAAGGAAAGGTTGAAAGTGTAGCTCAAGGCCTTCTAAACACTATGTAAGAGGTAAATACGCATGAGAAAGAGCCACCATTAAGGCGGCTCTTTTTTTTGTGCAGCTTTATATCATTTTCATAATGCGCTTTTTCCGCTGTAGAGCTTCTGTAGTGTTATTCGTATCGGAGAAATTATCTTCCACGGGAGTATTATTTTTATCATCTACCATGTCGTACTCTATAGCGTCTTTGGTGTCGTCATCAGTATCATCATCGGTGTCGTCGTTTGATATGGATTCTATGGTGATGTTATTGACGTCATCCATGATGCTGTTAACTACTTCGTCTACCTTTGATTTAGTTTTCTTCGATTCGTCAACTACACTACTCTCTGAGCCTGTTATCTCATCATCTTTTTCGTCATATTCGTCGTCATCGTCATAAATATCATCATCGTGATAAGATTCCATAGGCTTATGTTGAGAAGCGTCGCTGGAAAATACCCCACGAGATGATGCAGCCTCTATATCTTCTGAGCTAGGGATTTCCTTTTTGATAGTTTTTTCTACAAGCTCTTTGATTGTCTCAGGAAGTGTAATTCTCTTTGGCTCAGGAGTCTTTTCCGGTTCAAATACGGGCGTTTCTTTTGGGATGACCGTTAGGGTTAGATCAGAGTCTTTCGCTAAGGCTTCCCGTGCTTTTTCCAGCCCAATTAACTCGACCGTACCAGCTATTTTCATGGCTTTTGGGATAGTCTTGTTATTGAGCGGGTTCAGTATCTCTAGCCCTATGCAGGATTCTATGAACTGAGAGCCATTGACGCCAAGCTCCTTCGATTTCGTGCGAACGTAGTGCATCACGGCAGGTTCTAAGGTTATGCCTGTTGTTAGTCGTTTGGCGCTCATTTTCCTACTCCTTTCTCTCCCTCGTAGTACCCGTAAGCGTTAGCAAACACAGCTTTTTCTGCGTTGATCTCAACATAAGGAGTGTCTTTGAAGTATGGGGCTATGAGTGAGGTGCCACCTCCGACGATATAGAGAGCGTCAATCTCCTTCATATTCCAGTGTTTCCGTGCGATACGGTTCTTTATCCCGTTTGCCATATCGGAGAAAGCCTTTTTTGCTACATCTGGCACTTTATCGGTATGCTTGCGTGCTGCATAGTCCTCGATCTCAAAGCCCAGCTTATCCGCTACAGCCGCCGCGATTTGCTGGTAGGCATTGATTACTCCGATTTCGTAGGAACCGCTACGATCACGAATGAACGTCCCCTCGTTAAAATACGCCACGTCTACGGTCTTTTGCCCAATGTCAATGATTCCAACGATCTTGTGAGAAATCGACGGATCATCTTTCAAGAGCAAGTTATAGACTGCTTCTGACTGAGCGTACACCTTGATTTTCGTGACAACGATATGACGCTTCTTTCCGTTGTAAACCACGTCGTATTCACCTTTGAGACGCTGGAGTTTCTTTGCCATAAAGCCATAGTCTCCGATGGGCAAACCTAAGAGAACCTCGTCTTCGAAGTCACGCTTATCGGTAGCCTCGCAAATAGCTGCCAGCATGAAGATTTTGTGGCGAAGGAGATCTTCTTTGTCGAAGGGAGATTCTCCACTCATTCTTAAAGCTGTCATGCCGATATGATAGCGGTTGCCATCTAACTCTAGCAGCTGATCGTCCTTCTTAGGGATATAACCTTCCCAAGCAAGTGCGTAGATACTAGGAAAAGCAGACAACTCGCTCCCATCATAGGTTTTCACATTACCAAACCCGACATCAATACTAAGCATTTTATGCGCCCCCTTTTATCATATTATATAGTGCTGTTTATAATGCGTCAACCATTATACAATACGATATAAAATTTGATGTAATATTGATGTGTATGTGATGATGAACTGATGGAAAGATACGCAGAAAAAACGAAGATGAAGAACAGACTTAGGGAAAAATAGAGGGTTGACAAGATTCGTGGTCTTAAAGTAGAATAGGTTGTGGATAAAGTTTGTCAGCGAAGTTATCCACAGGCTGCGAGTAAGGGGCTGGCTGGAACCTTTCTGCTTACCTTGTTCAATGTACCTTAAAAAAGACAAAGAAAAAAGGCACTCACCGTTTGCCGACGGTAAATGCCAAAATGTTGAAGTTAGTTCTAGCGCAACTAGCTTCTAATTGGGACAGGTAGTCGCGTACCTGTCTTATAAGGAGTTGAGTCAAGCACACTCGCGTCCTAACCAATTTCTATAGCTATTGTACCGCTAAAGTAGTTGGTAGTCAAGTACCTAGTGTGCTATAAAACGCGCATTGGGTACTTTTTTTATGCAGCGTCATATCGGAAAAGGTCAAGAAAGGGATATGGCTACAAAGGGATGGCATCGTGAACACCATCCTGTCATACTTGCAGCGAAGTGTTGAATAGGTAGATCACTCAAAAATAACCTTGCGGGTTCCGTCACGAGGACATGTCGCCCGTATATAACTCCGTTAGAGGGAGCTTCCAGCTTTCTCGATGCGGTAGGGGTGCAATTCCTCTATCTGATGCCGTGGGTTTCATCTCTGCGGCTAAACCGTCCTGTGATGCGCGTGATGAGCGCAGATGAGGCAGGCTACCGAAGCATTTAGGCAATGCGACTGATAAAGGCAGACCGAGACAGTACGAAGGAGTAACTATGCCCATGTGGCTATGTAACAGCGAAACTACGGTAACGCTGGAGCTAAGCTGCACGGGTTATTTTGTTTTCGATAGGTAGTAAAAGCGACCGACAGCGACCGACCGACTGGCCTACAAAGACCATGAGATCAGACCTGTGGCGCTTCTGCGCTTGGATTCTTTTTTTTAAAAAGTTTCCATAGGGCAGGGCTCCCTCTGCTTCCCTCTCTCCTAGCCTGACATAACTCAGTTCAAACTACAAGCCCCTTCGGTTAAACATTGGTTATAAAGTATGCAAGCGTTTGCACATACAAGAAGATCGAGCTATAATAATCGAGCGATAACGAGCGGAACTAAGAAACAGTGATTAAAAAGAAGATAGACAGGAGTGGTAAAAACATGATGCTGATGTGGGGTTTTGAAGGAAAATTTGCACCCGTTTCTAAGGAGAAGGTAGAAGAATGGCTAACGAATGCGATACCTGAGTTCTTGAAGACGTTGAGCGTGAAGGTCTATGACATGGATGGGGAAATACCCAATATCGAAGTGAAAGTGAAACCTGTATGAAGAAAGGAATAAAAAATGGTAAAAACAGAGGAATACGTTGAAGAGTGGTTAGAAGGCATTGAGGTGGTAGAATGACAAAAAAAGGAAAAAATAATCTTGAGACATTACTTCGTGCGCCGTTTTCTGCGTCTGATCTTGAGTGGCGAATCGGAAGAACTATCAGTAAGGGAGACAAAGCTATTATGCTTCCCTATGTGACGGCAAGAGGCATCCAGAACCGTCTTGATGATGTGTTTGGTGTGGCTGGCTGGAGCGCGTCCTACGAGGTTATCCCAGATTACGGGGTTCTTTGCACGATTACTTGCGTTGACAGAGACGAGAACACGATCAAAAAGAGTGACGGCAGCGGGTTTACCCAAGTCGAATCGCTTAAAGGTGGTATTAGTGGCGCTCTCAAGCGTGCAGCCGTACAACTTGGCATTGGGCGTTACCTGTATAACCTTCCCGATGTGGTAGTCAGCGTGGAGAATAAGCGTTTCTACGGAACGATCACCCTGCCGGACGAGTTCTTGCCGGAAGATGAACGCACGGGGAATGCAGAAGTACTGGTGTCGTACAAGGCGTATAACAGAGGGAACAAAAATGATGCTCCTAGTCATACTGCGAACAAGGGCGAAATGACACCTGACGTCGAAAAAGCCCTAGACTTCGTGGTTCAGCACGACAAATACAACGAGGGAAAGAAACTTCGTGATTTGCGGGACAAGAACCTTTTGTTTATCGCTAACGGTAAGGGAGAGCAAGCAGAAGCGGCGCAGGTCGTAGCACGCTATAAGGGTTTGATGTAATACTCATCAACTTATGTGATAAAAGAGTCTATATAGGATAATATGTAAAAGTATCGTCTTGTATAGACTTTTTTTACAATCATGAATGATGTATTTCTGATGAGGTATATCGGTATTTTGTCATCGCTATTTTATTTCTATGAGATTTCCTTACATCATGAAAACGCGTATGATAAGAAATATAAGGAGAACATAAGTATATATGAAATTTCCGACAAATATACAAGAATTTCTGGACTTGGACTTTAAGAAGCAAATACACATGTGCGCCGTTATGTGGCTTAGTGCGAATGGAATAGTCCCGTTTCCAAACGGCAAGATAAACGGAAAATATTTTGTGGTCAAGGCGTACCTCATGAAAGTGCCGACGCAAACGATAAGAAACATCGCGATGATGCTCATAGAAGCCCCGAAACCGTGCCGGATCAACGAAATGATCCCGTTGGCTATTGCTTATGTCAGGAAGAAACAGTCTGAAAACGCAAAGGTTGTCGTAGAAAAAATCGCATCGAAGAAAGAATACGACATAGATTTGATGGGATTCTTGAAAGAAAAACAAGGGGGATGATGTCATAGACGTAAAAACACTGGTTAGCCAAGTAGATTTGGTTGATTACGCCGAAAAATTCACCGATTTGACAAAACAGGGGGATGTATATCGAGGAATCTGTCCTGTTTGCAAACATGATAACAACACAGAGTTCGCGGTATATAACCATAAGACTTACCACTGTTGGGCTTGTGGCAGCGGCGGTGACGTTATCAATTTGATCCGCGATAAGGACGGCGTAGACTTCTATACTGCGGTAGAAAAACTTGCCGATGAGTTAAACGTAGATATTACAAGAGATAAGACGTATTCAAAGCGCAAAGAAGCCGTGACATTCCGAGAGCAAAAAGCAAAAGAAGCTCATAAACGCGTTGGCGTGGTCAAAGACTACCTGCAAAAAGAAAGAGGTCTTTCTTCCGATTCGATTGATTACTTCGCGTTGGGCGCGGACGGTTATGGTAACGTCACTATTCCTTTCATTGACGCAAACGGCAGATACGTTGGCTGGGCAATTCGTCGATTCGAGGGAAGCCCCAAATATTTGACGAACAAAAACGATGACATTTTCACAAAGTCTGAATTTCTCTATAACTTCCGAGGGGCAAAGAAACTGTTGGAGAATCAGCTTTATCTCGTGGAAGGATTTTTCTGTGCGATGAGCCTGCATCAGATCGGCAAGGCAGCGGTGGCGTACAATTCGTCTCAGCCATCCAAGCAACACATACAGCAGATCGCAGAGCTTCAAAAGGTTTACGAAGAGCTGACTGTTACGATTGTTCCAGACAATGACGGAGTGGCATATCCATTGATCGAAAAGGTACGGAAGAACGTGCTGCGTTATGCTCCGAATTTACCTGTTGAGATTTTGATGCTTCCGGACGGGATAAAAGACGTCAACGAATACTTTGCTAAGGGAAATACAGCAGAAGCGTTTGAATCCCTACCCAAGATATCTATGGATTTGTTTGTTCTAATCGGAAAGCTGGATAAATGTGTAAGTCCTGTGGCAGAACGCAAGGTTGTCGAAGCATACGCTCCCTCTGTTCGTGACAATATAACACTGTTTCATATAGCCGATTATCTCTCTGAACGGTGGAAGACAGAGAAAAAAGCCGTACAAGACTTTCTAAAGGTATCTATGGATGGAGTTTGCCTTGTCGAGGATTTGAAAGACCCGGAGACTTGCATGGCAGAAACTATCCAGATGCTCAAAGAACCAGCTATGCAGTATGGCGTACCTGTCTTGGATAAAGGAATCCGTGGAGCGGGACGGCGTAAGGACGTTACTATTGTTGGTGGGCAGAGTGGTACAGGTAAGACGTTTTTCACTGTCGGCATGGCGGCAGACATGGTGGTTAGGCAGCGCAAGAATGTTTTGTTTTTCTCTATGGAAATGAGCGCAGGAGCTTTATATGAGCGTGTGCTTGGGTACTTGCTACAGAAGAGTTCTGACACCGTGGACGCAATGCTGCTTGCTCGTGACGAATTAGTTCTAAACGTGCTTGAGAAGCTGAAAGATCATCTCTATGTGGTAGATAAGAACGGCTTGTCTATGAGTGAGATTGACAAGTACGTCAAGGAAGCCAATGCGAAGAAATTTGATGGAAACCTCGACTGCATCTTTATCGACTACATCCAGTACATGAAGGGCATGAGTACTTATGAGACATTTGCGGAGACAGTCAAGGGGCTAAAGCCGTTAGCAAAGGACAACAACATTCACGTCGTAGCTCTAAGTCAGCTGAATCGCGAATCTAAACCGTGGGATAAGCCAGACATGGGAAAGCTCAAAGGCGGCGGCGATCTTGAGGCTTCTGCCGATGAGATATTGCTTATGTGGCGACCCGGACTAGACCCTATGCTGGTGCCGGAAGAAATGGCTATGAAGAAAAACGTAGTCATGCTATCCGTTGGAAAGGCTCGTCATGGAAGTCAAATCGAAGAAATAGAAATGGTTCTGGATAAGAGTATCAGTAGAATCAAAATGCCATAAGGAGTTGATAACTATACCGTACAACAAATATATATGCCCTGATGGGCGCACTTGTGACATATCGAAGTGTCTTAAAAAGTGCCGTATACCTCACATGTTTGACGCGAACCGATGCTTGTCTCATCGAACACTGACTGCCATATCGGAGCAAAGAGCTTGGACGGGCAAGCCTAGCGCTACGCAGCTGCTTAGTGGAACACGAGAAGAATACCTCAAGATAAAGAAGTTGTATGCGATTGATCCCCAGAACGCGATCTTTGCTATCTTCGGCACGGGCTGCCATTCGTTCCTCGAAGGATTTATGGAGAACGACGAGATGATCGCTGAGAAAAGGCTGTGCGATCCCACAGGCACCTACACAGGACAGTTCGACTGCTATGATGGTAAGCGCCATATTCTCTACGATGTGAAAACATACGGAAGCTATAAAACTGCAGCGACTATGGGGTTGGTTAAGCATAAGGAGCCTGTGATCGGTTCTGACGGCAAGCAGGAGAAGTGGAAGAACGGCAAGTTGAAGTATCGTACCTGGTTCACAGTAGGACATCGTTCTTGCTTTGATGTAGCTGTCCAGCTTAATGCTTATCGGATCATGATAGAACACGCGGGCTACCCTGTAGATGATATGCAGGTGGAAATTTTTACACGCGACGCAGGTACGTTCAGCGCACGGGATAGAGGCGTGACCACTAATATGCAGCTCGTAAGGATTCATAAGATCAGTGATAGATGGATTCAGCGGTTCTTCTTGACAAAGGCGAATCGTTTGATAGATGCGGTAAACAGCAACACGTTGCCGCCGCCGTGTTCATATCGGGAAAGCTGGGGTGGTAGAAAATGTAAGGATTTCTGTGCTGTGTGGAAGTGGTGCGATGTCGGTAAGAAGATTCACAACGAGAAAGGGAGATAAAAACATGAATGAGATTCAAGTATTTGAGAATGCTGAGTTCGGTAAGGTGCGGACGGTTATGTTGGACGGAGAGCCGTATTTCGTCGGGCGCGATGTTGCAAGGGTTCTAGGGTATTCCGATGGAAATAAAGCGATTGCGATGCACGTTGATAACGAAGATAAAAAACTCAACGACAAAACGTCGTCGAGTTTCGGACAACGTGGAGCACATCTTATCAACGAATCGGGAATGTACTCTCTCATTCTTTCCTCGAAGCTCCCATCCGCAAAGAAGTTCAAGCATTGGGTTACGTCGGAAATTCTGCCTGCCATCCGCAAGACTGGGCGTTATCAGATTTCCACTATGGAAGAGCAGGTTATTCAAGGACTATTTGCAGCACAAAAACTTTTGGAAGCAAAGGACAAGGAGATCAATACGCTGAAACCAAAGGCAGATTTCTATGACGCTGTTGCTGATTCGGAGTCTCTTTTCAACATGGCGCAAGTAGCCAAGACGCTTGACATGGACATGGGGCGCAATAACTTGTTTAAGAAGCTCCGTGAGTGGGGAATCCTTGACGAGTTCAACCATCCTTACCAGCAATATGTAGATGCGGGTTACTTTAAGTTGGTCGAAAACTATTACATGGTGGACGAGAACAGTATCGTGAGTGGAACGACTTACGTCAAGCAGCGCGGGTTAGACTTCATCCGGAAGAAGATCATCGCTAATGGTGGGGACGCAAGAAGGAACTACAACAAGAAAAACAGCAGAAGTAAGAAGAAGGAAGATTATTCCGACATCATAAAACTCGGCTGCAAAACTCTTGGTGAAATGAGTTACAAGATTCGTGGCAGGAAGTTGTGGTGATGATTCATAAAGACAGCAGAAACAAAAGAGCTTGAAGATGCCTTAATGGCAGAAGTGCGTGCTAACGGTGGCTTCGGATGTCCCGAGGTCACTGTTGGTTGGCACGGCAGACGCAGGGTAGACTTCGTGAAAGTCAACTGGAAAGGCGTAGTTAAGTGTTTCGAGATAAAAGTATCAAAGTCAGACTTTTACAGCAAACACGGTCATAATTTCGTTGGTGACTACAACTATTATGTGTTCCCAGACGACTTATACGATGTTGTTAAGAAAGATATTCCAAAGGGCATAGGAGTGCTTGTAGGAACATCTCTTCGATGCGTAAAAAGAGCAGAAAAGCGAAAAGCCGTAGATAATATGGTCATGTATGTGTTGCGTAGTCTAAGTCGCGAAGCTCAAAAGGGTTGGTTGTCAAAAGACAAGACATACTTACAGCAACTACGGAGACAATGCGACCACTGGCAGCGCACGGCAAAGTCGTATCAACGTGACATAAGAGAGCTACAAAGAGAGCTAAGAAGGGTGGAGATGGCAAATAGAGTGCGTAGTTAAGAAATACTGCAAGTCAGCAGAGAAGCGCGGTGAGTGTCGCAAGTGCAAGGAATACAACAAATTTGATCGTAAGAAGTCAGAGTCGCGCTCGGCAATCGGCAGGAGTAACAAAAATAAGGGTAAGAAATCAGAACAGAAGTTATTGCTACATTTTCAACGTCATGGGTTAGAAGCACGTATTATCGAAGGTTCCGGAGCATACAAAAAGGTACGAGAGGGAGCGGACAGCGACCTGCGTGTGACCGTGTTAGGTAAAGAGCGCAAGGTAGAGAATAAGAAGCGTATGTCATTTGAGCGTATACGATCTCTTATCGGAGAGAAAAAAATACTACACATTACTGGCTTTTGCTATGTGATGAACGAAAATGTGTTCTATGACATAGTAAAGAACGGTGCAACTGTTTCTGGTTCTGTTGTAGACGCGGGAAGCAATTCTTATCCGATTCGGGAAGTATCTGACAGAAATTATGGATGGCTACATGGATTTTTCCAACAGGACTACGCTGATGTGGTATCTTTAGACGAGAGTTATCGTGATTTTTTGTTTTGCTTGCAGCCGTCTTTGTTTTACGAAATCATAGACGTTGGTGGACGTACATGGTATAGGTGATAGGAGGACTAACATTTGATCCATACTTACAAGGGTAAGGAACTTCATGGCGAAAACGGATGGTATGATGCTTTCGATTTGTGTTGTATTATCGGCTTTCGTTCCCCAAAAGATACGATCCGGCGTTATGTTGCAAAGGAAGATCAAAGAGTAGTTGGGTTAGATACCTATGTCAATGAGAACGGGTTATGGAGCTTAGTCTTTGCTCCTTCCGTCAGGGCGAATACAAAAAGGGATGTGTCCAAGTGGCTTAGAGGCGTACTTGAGTGCAGCGGAGAGGACGCACACGTCAATAAAGACAGCAACTACGACAACGACCATATCGATGTTGAAAACGAAAAATTATCCGTAGAAGTTAAGGTAGAATCAAATAAATGCGTATGCATCACTATAACGATGAAATAATTTTTATGGAGTTTTATAAACTTTCTTCGAAAAGTAGTTGACAAGATATATGCGATGATGTAATATGTTTCTTGTCGGTGATTTGATAATATTTCTTTTGTGAGGTGGTTATGTGAACAAGGTGCAAGTCGGAGTCACGACCGTTTTTTACGATCAGCACAATATGACGAAAAAGCAAGCCGTAAGGCAAGCGGAACAAGCTCAAGAACGATGCCGTCGAAGAGGGAGTGTTCTTCGTAACTTTACAGCAAGTATTCCACGCAAAGGCGAACCGTGGTACGAGAAACTCCGCGAATTGAAACTGACTACAGCAAAGGAGACAGTATGAGCGAGAAAATCAACATAACTACGAAAGAGTTTGAGGACATCGCGCTGGACGTTGCGTCAGATTTGACTGTGGGAATTTGCAAGGAAGCAAAAGACATAGGAGAGGAAAGTTCTGAAGCAATAGCCATAGCAGAAGGAGCGGCAGTTATGCTATCTACGCTTATCGCGCAGATCAAGAACAGGATGCTTTCCCCAAGGGGATTTGTCTGTGACAAAGAGTTGCTTCCTCAAAGGGCTACAATCGGCTCTGCCGGATACGACTTCGTTGCACCTCACGATGTGGCGATTCCCTTCGCCGGAACAGTTGAAGTAAAGACTGATGTCAAGGCGTACATGCTTCCCGATGAGGTCTTGAAAATTTACCCAAGGTCGTCTATGGCGATCAAACGCGGTGTGACCCTTGTCAATGGAGTTGCTGTTATCGACAGTGATTTCAAAGATGAGATTGTTCTGGCGTTGCGTAACAACTCAATGGGAACTATGACTATCAAAAAGGGAGAAAAAATCGCTCAGGGTATCTTCCAGAAGTACCTCACCTGTGGAGATGAACCCCCTGTGATCCGCAAAGGTGGCATCGGCTCTACAGGCAAGTAGTTGACCTTTTAACGGGTACTGCTCTGTAGCTCTGAATGGCGAGTTCTTTTGCATATCGGAGAGGTATTGCTTCCTTTAGAGACATCTCTGTTCCCCTTCCTTTCCCATTTCTCTCTCAAAACGGTTGCAGCCTATATCATTCCTTTCGTTTTCCAATATGTGACGATTTTCGCCATACTTACAATGTACGACCAGTGCTCGACTAAGCGTGACCATTTATGGAACGCTGCACTGATGCGACAGAGAGCTACAGATTAGTGCCCGTTAGGTTAGCCCTTTTGAGAGGGTTATATGCGACAGCGGTGATGCCGCTGGAAATGTTTTTCGTAGTGACTAAAAGGAGACAGGAATATATGAACCCGATTAGAGCGGTTTAACACGCGCCACGATGCGCTCAAAAATATAGAACAGCATAGAAGAGTAAGCGATTAGCCCAAGGTTGAGTATGAAAAATAAATACAAAGCCTTGGGTTTTTCTTCTCGGGAGGCAATAAGCTCCATGAAACAGGTTGAACTGGATTTTGAAGAATCCTACACCACCAACGAAGAAATTGTTTCCAAGATCGGACGCAGACGACTGCAAATCCTCGTCCATAGCATTATCTACTACAAGATGAACGACAATGTTGTTTCCGATGCGACGTGGAGCCACTGGGCTGTAGAGCTAGTAGAGCTACAGAGAAAATACCCTAACGAATCGAAGAAAGCTCCTATGTACGAGATGTATAAGGATTTCGACGGTTCTACTGGGTTCGACTTAGCAGAACGAGCTGACGATGAAGCATGGAACAAGGCAAGATGGCTTCTGAAATGGAGAGGAAAGTGTGAAAGAGGGTGCTGATTTGGGTGACGTAATGTTTGGAAAGATGAATTTCTTTGGTGGCTTTGAGTATGATATAGAGAATCTAAAGAATGAGATTCTTTCTTCTGTTAAGGCTATCGAAGAGCGGCGGGGGAATAAAAAAGATGTGATTTTGTCATATCTAATCCGTGACCTCGCTAAAGAATTTGAAGGGACGTTTGTTATTGCGTCTGGTAATCTTGACTACATGATAGGGGCTGCCACAGATTTGACAGCACAAGTGGTTGAAATGGCAGACAAAGAGGGTAAGCCTTGGGCATCAAAGCTGTTACCCATCGCAGAGTCGTTGGCAAAATTTGAAGAAGAGAATATCACGAGAATCAAAGGAGAAAAAGATGAATAAGTGCATGTTTGTTGGGCGAGTTTGCAATACGCCCGAGATGAAGACGGTGAGAGACAATGTGGTTGCGACATTTCGCCTCGCTGTTGATGGAAGAAATGACAAGACCACTTTTGTACCGTGTGAGGCATGGGGAAAGATCGCGGAACTTCTCTCCAAGTACGCAGAAAAAGGCAGAGAGATCGCGCTCACTACTCGCTTGAAGCAACGGCAGTTTGAACACGAAGGACAGAAGCGCACCGTATATGAGTTTGTTGTCGATGACTTCACTTTGGTCGGCAAGAGAAATACTCAGAAAGCGGAGGAAAGTGAGAATGGTGAAGATTGACAATGTGAAGGTATTCGGGGCGACGGAATCATTCGTTGCCTCTGGCTACCCTATGTGCGAAAAGGTTACAAGAAATACCCCACAGCCGAAAATGGGTACGATTGAAAGACTTGCTTCTTCTCCGATTGGAAGCGGTCATGACCAGTTTTTGACTGGAATTATCGTGCAGTTTAACCTCACGGCTCCTATTAAGTTCTGGACGGAACTGCAGCGTTATCACTTCATAGATTTCGTAAGCTCTCAAAGTACCATGCACAGGTTAGCCAAAATGGACTTGCTAAGTGCAGATATGTTTGACGAGAACACAGACACGGCGATTATTGCTAGGTTGATTACAGTACAGAACGCTTACAACACGAACCCAACAGAAGAAAACTTTCTCCGATTGGTTATGAGTTGCCCCACTGGCTTGAATCTTACGGCTCGAATGACCACAAACTACAGACAGCTCAAGACCATCTACAAGCAGCGGAAGAACCACAGGCTACCTCATTGGCGCAAATTCTGCGAGTTTTTCGAAAGACTACCAAGGTGCGAATGGGTATTTCAGTAATACTGCGTGAAGGAAAATTTGTTCTATTTTTTTCGATAGGGGTATTGATAATTCTCTTTTCTTATGCTAATCTATGGAGTAAGGAACATCAGTTCTTTGCTAAGAGGATTGATACCCAAAGTAGAACAGAGACAAGGGCGATCAATAAGTCTGTAGGTTCTAACGGTACTGTCGGATGTTTTCCTGGTTCGGAACAAACGAGAGAGCACTACGATGAAGGAAACGATAGTACTGCGATTGGGTGTAGTTCTCGTATTATGGAGATTACGGCGTATAATGCTACAGTGGAACAGTGTGGTAAAACCGACGGGATAACGGCATCCGGGACATACGTTACTGAGGGTAGAACAGTTGCCTGTAACGACTTCCCGTTTGGTACAAAACTTCTTATCGGAGAAAATGTGTATGTAGTAGAAGATCGTTGCGGTTATGACAACGTAGTAGACATCTACTTTGATAGCTACGACGATGCTATGAGTTGGGGAAGAAGAACTATGGAAGTGATCGTGGTAGAGTAAGAAGATAGAGAGAGTAAAGTAAGAGAGGAGAGATAAACATTGTTCATAATGGATGAAAAAGAGGAATACGCCGTAGAATACCACAACATTACCTCTGTAAGTGTTATAAAGCTGGCGAAAGAATATGCCGTTAAAGCGGAAACGCCGAATGATGCGATTATCCTCGTGAGGTTTAATGACAAGCCTAGACTTGGAGCCATTATTACTTCGATGTGGTATGCGAATCTTCGAGGCATGGCTTCATGGAAGTTTAACGATATGGGAGCAACATGAAAGGAGCGAGAAAAGATGCCGAATACGTAGGGAAAGAAAGTAAGGTTGTTTTCTTGGGCAAGCCTACTATCAGTGTTGTTGGTAAAGCCTATGACGCAGAGAAACTAAGGGAACTAAAGGTTAGGAGGAAGAAACATGGAGATGAAAGATGTGCAAATCGGAGAAGCTGTTGACATTGAGGGGTTTGATCGTGGTGTTGTAAGGAGAACCGAGAATGGGGATGTCGTTTTTGAAGGCGAACGCAATCGGGGGTATTTTTCGAACATCAACGACTTGAAGGTTACAAGGATGATCGAGAGCACAGCATCCAAAGGGCAGCAGGAAATTCCTCAGGATACGTCAAGCGGAGCATCAGATCATCAGAACCACTACAAGGCAGCGGCGCGGCAACCGATTGAGTTTATGCAGGAACTTATGTCGCCGGAAGCGTTCGATGGGTTCCTCTTGGGCAACATTCTCAAGTATCGTTTGCGTGCAGGCTTCAAAGATGATACAGAAAAAGACCTCGAAAAAGCAGCACAGTACGCTCACTGGCGCGAACTGGCGAAGAAAGGTATCATGATCGACCCAGAGAGAGATGTTGTGCCAGAAGGATTCACTTACGAGGTGGTGTAGGCGATCATAAAAAAACACTTGAAATATAAAGTCGGCGACAGGGTATTTCATAAAGAGTTGGGCTGGGGAGTTGTAAGGGGAGTCGCAAGCGGCTTCTCTTCTCTCCGGTACGCAGTAGAGTTCGATGAAGAGTTTTCTTGGGCAATTAGTTGTGAGGGGTTATGTAAAAGAGATTACGGTGCATATATCTCGGAATTTAATTTGTCAAAGTCTGACTCTTTATGGAATGATATAAAACTCCGCGTAGGTAGAGAGATACGCGATCTGAAAGCAAATTGGCATAACCTCACGACATGGGGCAAGTTTTTCCTGGTAGGAATGATCGTGCTTCTTTTTCCTTATCTCGTGGAAGATTGCATATCGGAGAGAATCTTCAATCGCATCAAACGTCTTGTAGGTAATACTCATAAAAAGTTGTCTCGTATTTTCAGAATATATAAGGAGTGATGAAACACAGTGGATAATTTGAAGTACATGACTGTCGTTAAACGCGACGGCACAGAAGTTCCTTTCGATTCGGAGAAGATTTGTAATGCCATAGAAAAGGCTTTCTTAGCTGCAGGATGGAATGGAACACAAGAAAGATCTCTCTATGTAACAAAGATCGTGTGCGACAGTATTGGTCGAAGTTCAATGGACGAAAAATACATCCCTGATGGTCGTGATAAAATCTCAGTCGAAGAGATTCAAGATTATGTTGAACAAGCGTTGATGGTATATGCGAATGGACTTGCGTTCGACGTAGCCAAGGCATATATCCTCTATCGCCAGAAGCGCACAGAAGCGCGAGTGGCCAAGTCAGAGATAATGAGAAACGTCGAGAAGCTCGTTCAAGAGATGAATCATGATAACGCAAACACTCAGAATAGTGCCGCATCTAAGATGTATGGCATAGCTGAAAGCGTATCGAAGGAATATTTCTTGAGTAAGATGTCGGCTCGTCATGCGGAGAACCATCGAAAAGGGAGAATCTATATTCACGATTTGGGCTACTATGGCTTGACGTGGAATTGCTTTTTCAATCCGTTAGGTAAGATGCTCAAGAACGGGTTTGACAACGGCGTAGGATATATCCGTCCACCAAAGAGGATCGCGTCTGCCGTAGCATTAGCGTGCATCATCCTTCAAAGCAGCCAGAATGATATGTTTGGTGGTAAGTTGGCCAGTCGCGTAGGGTAATCTGCGCGTCCTTTGGGTTAATTGCTTGGAAAGCCTAAAGCCCTTATGCCACAACGTAAACAGAAATGTTATGCGTGACGGAGCGAAAGCAGAAAAAAGTTAAGGGATGCCGTATGGTTAAACCCTAAGCGGCGAAACAATGGCGGTTTAGCAGGGACTCCCCTAAATGATTTAATACGGGGAACCTTCAACGACTATCTCCTTGCGGGAGAGTAAAGCCCCAAGCTAATGGGGGAAGAAAAATCCAAGTGCCTTAGAAAAAGAAAAGGAGGTGATATTATGAAAAAAGACTACAAAAATCTGTTCGAGATAGGAGATAAATTTGGAAAATTTACTGTTATTCAGAAACCGTTCAGGAAGGATACCGGGGTATCACGAAATACTAAGGAATGGTATGTAAGATGTAAGTGCGATTGTGGTAAGGAAATCGAGAAACCTGTAAAACATCTCTTAAGAAAAGAACACCTTTCTTGCTATCAATGCTCCTTAAAAAATAGGAAGCGTGGTGGAAAGATAAAACACGGAGATAGCCATAGCAAATTCTATGAGGTTTGGCATGGAATAAAAAGAAGAGTATGTTCTTCGAGGGACAAGGACTTTGATAAATATTCCAAGTACGGAATGTACGAACCGTGGAAAAGATATGAAAACTTCAAGAATGATTTATACGAGGGGTTTGTGGCTCATGAGAAAGAGTTTCCAGATGACACGCAACTTGACAGAATAGACGGGAGCAAGGGGTATTTTCCTGACAACGTAAGATGGGTGACTTGCACAGAAAACAACAGGAATAAGAGAACAAATACTCTTATTCGTTGCCCAGACAAGGTTACTCGTTGCGTATCGGAAGCGGAGGAAAAATATAATCTCCCTATAAAATCAAGACTTCATAAGGGGTGGAGTATAGATAGAATCTTTAATACTCCTAGAAGAATAACAAAAAGAACTAAGGCACATCATATAGTCTGCTCTCATGTGAAAGCATGAGCCTAGAAATAGGGAGTGCGTGTTGCGAACGCGCTCAAACACAAAGTCAAGGCTTCCTCAATTTCGACACCGATCTTGCCCCGTATGTCGCAAAAGAGCGCGAATGGCAGCGGAGCAACATGAAGAACGGTAGCGAAGAAGACGTAGAGGAAGCGACTGAGAAAGCTGTCTATCAAGCGATGGAGGCTTTCGTATACAACATGAATACCATGCGCAGCCGGAGCGGTGAAATGTGCGCCGCCTAATCGGGAAACCGGTTAGTGTAAAGCTGGGAAAATCGGTGAAGCCATAGGAGTATTATCGTTATGAAAGAACGCATCATCAATCTATATGTCAGTGGAATGACGATGAAAGAAGTAGCAATAGCCACTGGGAAGAGTGTGGGGTTTGTCCAGAAAATCGTAAAAGAACAAGGCGTTCAAAAAACGAGAGGAGGGAAGCCCTACCCTAACGTAGACAAGATGTATTCTTTCTATCAAACAGGTGTTAGTCTTAGAGAAGTAGGAAGAAAATTTGGATATGGGAGCGAAAACTCCGTGTCAAAGATTTTTACGAAGCACCATCTCCCTATTAGAACAAAAGCGGGAGTAGGTGACACGTTAAACCATCATTACTTCTCGAAAATTAACTCAGAAGGGAAGGCATATATTTTAGGTCTTTTGCTTGCGGACGGAAATGTGACAGAGAGAAAATCTTCTCAAGCTGCAATAAAAATTGAATTGAAGAAGAAAGACCTTCCAACATTAGAGTTTATAAAGAAAGAGTTTCAAACGAGAAATAGGATAACACAAAGCAGGGGATGCTATAGATTAGCGGTACACTCAAATGTTATGGCTGCTGATTTGTGCAGGTATAGCATGTTCCCTAACAAGACGGGAATGAAGTTCCTTCCCATAAAGGAAATCCCGTTAGAGCTACATAGCCATTTCCTACGAGGATTTTTTGATGGGAACGGGTGGATTACAAACACTCATCACACCTTGCGTGGAACAAAATATCCGTCTACGGCCATAGGGTTCGCGGATGGATATGGAATTTTAGCGGAACTAAGAGACTATCTTGAAGAGCGACTGGGGGCTTATCACGTTAAAGTGTGTGAGAGCAAGGGTTGTTTTTTGATAGCATACAGCTCAAAGAAAGACGTCTCGGCCATGAAAGAATTTCTTTATAAAGACTCAACAATATATATGCAAAGGAAATACGATAAATGCTTTGGTAATACCGGGAGGGGCTAGGCAAAGCTCCTTGTAGAGCGTAGGGGATGAGCGTTATGCAAGCAATAATTCCCCCAAGAGTCTCAGCCGCGTTGTCTATAGGGCAACTGCTCAATGCGTATTTGAGTACCTAACGTAAAAACGAGGGCGAAAATCTACGCCGAACTGGACTAGAAATGACTGGTCGTACCTGTTGTTTGGAAGGTGCAGCAGTATGAAGGAGACTTCCAGAAGCATTGGATAAAAAGCCGATGCGATAACATAATTGGCACAAGTGACCTTCTCAAGCGTGAACTTTGGAACAGACACTTCCGAAGATGCGCGAATGATAAGTCGTAATCTTTTCAAGGCATATATGGCTGGGTTGGGTAATGGAGAGAATCCTATCTTCCCGAATCTGTGCTATCGTCTTAAAGACGGCATCAACCTACATGAAGGAGAGCCGAACTTCGACATTACAGAACTGGCGATTGAGTGCGTAGGTGAGCGTATACAGCCACGTTTTGTATTTGCCGACAGTCCTGCGTATGATGGATTGAATCTCTCCGATGTGGGAACTATGGGATGCCGCACAGCCGTAAGAAGCGACGTGAACGCTGATAAAAAACACCACGGCTCGGATGCACGAGGAAATCTATTCTTTAACACGATCTCTCTACCGTATCTGGCACTAGAAGCAAAGAGAAAGGCAAAGTCTAAGGGCATTAGGAGAAGCGAACCTGACTTCTGGTCTATCTTTGAAGAAGCAGTAAACGATGCGATTGATGAACTGCTCGAACGATATGAAGTGGTCAAAAACCTTAGAGTGAAGGATATCCCGTTTGTTGGTCAGTGGTATATGGGCAGCGATGGCGACGGCGATGGTAACGGCGACAGGTTAAAGCCAGACGATACCGTTGAGAGCATGGTTAAGCATGGATCATTGTCAGTAGGGTTCGTTGGTCTTGCTGAGTGCCTGAATGTTCTTTTTGGGTGTCATCATGGCGAATCGGAATATTCCCAAAAGGTCGGCTTGTATATCGTTAGAACCATTCGACAAAAAACGGACGAGGCAACAGAGAAGTATGGCTTGACCTTCTCTACATTCGCTAGTCCTGCAGAAAGCGCTTGTTATACGCTTTTAAAAAAGGCTCGTGATGAGTTTGGCACCGTAGAAGGTGTAACTGACAAAGACTACTTCACAAATTCGACGCATTTGCCCGTGTCGTTTGAGTGCGATATGAAGAAAAAGATCGACATCGAAGCTCCGTATCATTTGCTTTGCAACGGTGGTCATATCTTCTACATCGAGACAGGTTCTTCTCCGAAGTGGAACCCATCCGGCGTGCTAAAAACCCTGCAGTATATCGCCAGGAGTGGCATTGTATACGGTGGCTTGAACTGGCAGCATAATTACTGCAATAAGTGCGGTTGGCAAGGATCGCTAGGCAACAACGACAAAGAGCCTGTTTGCCCTCAGTGCGGAAGTACAGACATCAAAATCACTCGCATCATTACAGGGTATTTGTCCACGACAGACCACTTTAACGCTGGAAAGCTCGCGGAATCTGATGATAGGACGGCTCACGCATGAAGTACAAAAGAACACTTTATAAAACGTGCGAAAGTCCGTACATGAGAATCGCGGGCATCAGAAAAACATCCTTGCATGACGGCATAGGAGTAAATCTCGTGATATTCTTTCAGGGATGCGTCCATAAGTGCGATGGTTGCCAAAACCCTGAAACATGGAGTAAAGAAGGGGGCTACAAAGTCCTCGTCTCTGATGTCATTAAGCAAATCGAAGAAAAGATTGGCTTTATCAGCGGTGTGACCTTTTCTGGTGGCGATCCTGTTCAGCAGCCGGATGCCTTGTGCGAAATCGCAAAGTGGTGCAAAGAACACGGCTTGAAAACTACTCTCTATACAGGTTATCAGATATATGACTTGTATGAGGAATGGTACGATGAGCGGTACATAAGGTGGAGATACTTGCCATTCATGCCCTACATTGATGTCGTGATCGATGGCGAGTTTGAGAAGGACAAAAAAGGAGACTTGCCTTTCCGTGGCAGCGACAATCAGTTCTTGTGGCGGCGCGGGAAAAACTACACCGACAAGCACCCAGAATGGGTTACGCTCGTAGACTACGACGGATGCTTTACGTTAGAGACATTCAGACCGTAGGGGGTGATAGCGCGGAACAGATGAAGCGTTATGCTATATATACCGATGTGACCATTCGTGGGACGTTGGTTATTGACGCGATAGATGATGAAGATGCTCGAATGAAAGCTACAGATATCCTCGATGACGTTGACGAAACGAACGCTCGGAAGATGTTTGATGATTACTCTTTCGATGTGGAAGTAAAAGACATGGAAGAGATATACGAAACATAAGAAATGGGGGATTTGAAAAAATGAGTCCAGAAATGTATGATGTCGTTATCATTTGTGTTGGCGTAGTGGGATTCCTTATCGGATGGAATCTGAATTTCCCGAGGTTCAAGTATTGACCAATCTGCATGTGTTCCTCTGCCGGAAGGGAAGCGAATGTTTTACGGTAGTTGCACAAGATACCGCAGAGGGCGCATCGCAGAGTCTAGGGATATATTATGACGATGTGAAATACGTGAGAGAAGAGCCGGAAGGTTCTCCGTTTATAAAAAAATGGGTAGGAACGCGACGTATAGGAAGCAGTATTTTGAAGCATTGCGCCTTTAACAGCGTATATTGCACGAGAAAGAAGAAGCCGCTGCATGAGGCTTGATTCTGCTGTAGACATTATGTCTATATATGATGATAGTGAACCTTCGGTGGTTGCTGAAAGTACGATAAGGAAGTATGGCATAAGTGCTTGCGAGGCACTGGCAGAAGCAGAGCGTAGGGAAGAAATCGTCGGGAACCTGCGCGTGGTCATGGAAGCCCTTACAGAGAACCAGCGTAAAGTGTTGCTGATGACTGGTGCAGGGTATACGCAGGAAGAGATAGGAAAAGAGATAGAGAGCGATCAGCCACATGTGTCAAAAATCAAAGAATCTATCCCAAAAACTCTTGAAAAGGCCTCAGATGAAGATTGCATACAGTTCTTGAGAAAAAAAGTAGCGTGTTTGTCGAAAACGTCTGGAAGAAGACACTCCAAACTGTACGCCGATCTAAAAGAAGAGCTGGCTCGTAGGGAGAAAATCCGTGAAGCTCTAAAAAAGCTGATTGTGCTACTTGAGCCGCCTGTAAGCACGAAAGAAATGGACGGCAGCGCTTTTGAAGGTGCGTATCCCTTTGAGATAGCATCAGCAGTCGGAACAGGTATAAGGGAGGCTATAGATGAAGGACGCAAGGTCATGAAGCCTACATCTAAGTGCGTGATGCCCGAATACTTGCATGATGCATTCTGTGATAGCGACGGGGTATTCCGTGGAAGTATCACCTATAAGTCTAGCTATGTTTCTCCGATATGCTGCACCTTATGCGCTAAGTGTAAACGTAAGAAAGATGTTGACGGAAGAGATGGATATGGTGACTATGGGATAGAAAAAATCTTGCACCCTAGTCTGCACTCTGCTTAATACGACGTATCGTAACCAAAAGAAATAAAAATAGCCCGCTAACCTCATATTTCGAGGCGCGGGCTGTTTTTTTGTTTATATAGTTGTATATATCAACTGAGTTCTGACCATACCTTTTCCTATACCTCCTCCTATACCTCTACTTTCTTAGACCTATAGCGAATCGAAGAAACAGCCAGAACGCGATCACGATGTCGCAGTCTCTCGCGCCCGGCAGCCGACGAAAAACGCTTAGTTTGGCACTTCGTTTTCGCTGACACCACAGCGCCTTTTCAGCTCTTCGTTTTCCCTGCTCAGGCGCTCGATTTCTGCTTGTTGCTCCCGCAGTGTCCTTATCATATCGGAAACAATATCTTCGTAATGGTTGATTTTTGCTTTTTCTTTGGCATACATAACTTCCTCCTTATAGGGCATAGTCATACGCCGAACACCTCGCGCCCGACGTTGAACACGTCTTCTTCCGCGAGGTGAATATATCTCATAGACGTATTCATGTTTGCGTGTCCCAGTACCTTCTGAATCACGCTTGCAGTCGCTCCAGCCTTAGCATACGCAGTCCCGCAGCCGTGCCGGAACGAGTGACAGTGCAAATCGGGAAAGCCGCAGTATATGCACAGTTCCTTGATTCCTTTCTGTAGCCATCTCATGCCCAGTCTTCCCTTTTTCCCCACAAACAAAAATGACTCATCTTCTGGTGGGATATTATGGGCTGGTTTCCATCTTTTAATGATCTTCTCGCGCTGCCCGAACACATACAGATGGTAAAGCAGTCCGACGTTTTCAAAGAGCTGTATCTCATGCAGTTTTTTGGTCTTCTTGTCGCGGTACTTAAGGAACACGTTCCCTGCCTTGTCACGGGTAAATTGATCCATACGCAAAGCAATAACATCTGAAACCCGCATTCCCATGTAAAACATAAAGGCTACGGCTAATGCTTCCCTATGTTCTGCAGCGTTAAGTATACGCTTTACCTGTTCTGGTTTGGCGTACACTGTCTCAGGCGTATATCCTTTGATTTCTCCCATGTAGGAGATCATATCCCGAACGTCTTCCGCATCGAAATAGCGTGAGAACGTATGAAGGAACTTTTTGAGTGCTGAATATCGAGCTAAGATCGTGTTATAGCTCAAACCCTTGTCCAGCCACTCATTTGTCTTTTTTGCTATGTGGCGCTTTGTTGGCAGCTCGGAGAAGTCAAAGTGGCGCATATTGTCCAGGTAGAGCTTTTTGGTTTTCTCTGCCTTGTTGCCTAAATATATTTCAAACTCTTCCATTAGTTCGTTAATAGTGATTTCTTTCATAATATTTCCCTCATTTTATTGCATTGCTCAAGTCCGCTTGATTAAGATCGGTGCCTCTTAAATCAGCGTCGCTCAAGTTTGCCCAACTCAGATCGGCATAGCTCAAGTCCGTACCACGAAGGTCGGCATAGCGCAAATCGACTTTTTCAAGATGTGACTCGCTCAGGTTTGCCCAGCGAAGATCGGCTCCACTCAAATTTGCTCCGCTCAAGTCCGCACCCTGCAGATTGGCACCACGCAAGTCCG